ACTACCAAGCCCCTATATCTCCAGCCTATTACCAAGGCGCGGTGAGTGGCAACGTGTCAGCATACCAGGCGACTGAGAACCAGATTTTAGCCGATACGCTGGGCCTAATTACTGGCCAACCCCCAGGAACGACGTCGGCCCAATTGCAGCCGACAGTGCTTTCGACTGGATCTGGATCATGGCGGTCATGCTATATACCGAGGGGGAATTTTCTCCCAGTGGGGCAGGCCGGGGAGCCTGGTCTCGACTGGTCGAACGTTACCGGGTGGCAGTTAGCTGTGACGACCAACTCGCTCGGGACGGTGACATTCCAAGTAAATGGGCTCTACCTTCAATGGGGGTACGGACCTTCGTCGTTCGCCGGAGTGGGCTACGACTACCGTCAGACCTACTACAACGCGAATACTGGGACTGAATCCAATCCCACATCAATTCAGGCGTTCAATGAAGATTACGGGTACCTCTCATCTACAAAAGCTCCGATCTATCTTAGGCAGGCCGCTCAGATTGTGGGGCAATACTCGAATGATCCACAAGTTACACACCTCCGCATCTATCGGCGTGGTGGAATTCTATCTTCAAACTGGGTGCAGGTTATCCAGTCTCCGAACCTGACAGGTGGCGGTCAGTTCATACTGAAAGACGTGATTGCTGATTCGTATGTAGAGCAAGCGCAGCCGCTTATCTTGGACAATGACCCGCCTGTTACGTCCTCACTGGTGAACCCGATTCAAACAGCGCTACTGGCGGGGACTACGGCCGTAGGCCTGAATTCCATCTACAGTACGTTTTACCCTCAGACTGTGACTGTGGTCCAGGCTAGTGCTGTGTTCGTGCCGAACCAAGTTGTCATTGTTGGTAACGCTTCGAACCTAGAAGAGATCTATGTCGTCACTGGAGGGGTCGGGACATTCACGGCCATTCTTCGCCTGCAACACAATCAAGGCGAACCTGTGAATGTGTATGCCGTGCCGCGGCAGGCGTGTAATCTGTGCGCTCTGGCCTATAACCAGACATGGCTGGCTGGCGACAAGAACAACCCGCACTACCTCTACTTCTCTAAGAAGGGCCAGCCGGAGAGTTTTGGCCCCCAGAATTACATTCCCGTCTCGACGCCGGACGATCCGATCAATGCGGTCATCAACTGGCGCGGCACGCTGATTGTCGGCACGCTGAAGTCGTGGTTCATCATTGTGGGCGGCGCCCAGCCCTACGCGCAGCCTACCGGATCGGTCCACGGCATCATTGCGCAGGGCGGCTGGTGCGTGGTCGAGGGAGCGGTGTCCTACCGCTCGACTGACGGATGGCGCGAGTTCACTGGAGCCGATGGCGTTTACAAGACCTTGATGGTCGAGTGGGTATTCCAGAATAATCCGCTCTGCATCGTTCCGCAGGCCGACATCTCCCAGGCTTCGCAGGACGTGATGTGCTACTACAACAACCAGATCATTGACTCGTACATCTCCCTCAGCGGCCAGCGTTACCGCATGGTCTGGGATTCTCGGTACGGTAGGTTCCGGTACGATGATGTGCCGGCCACCGCGATGCTCTGGGAGAAGGACATCAACACCCTCCTCGTTGGCAAGCAGATGGGCGTCGGTCAGTACGCTATCGTGCAGGACCAAGTGGGAGACTACGACGATGGTGGATGGGTATCCGGCGCGCTCGTGCAGACGCCGATCACCGTGACCATCCAGACGCCGTATCACGACCTCGGCAAACCGCACCTCCCAAAGCAGTGGAATGAGTTCGAGGTTGATGTGAATACGAAGGGACAGAATATGTCCTCGACCCTGTTATTTGAGGACGGAACAATATCCCTGCCGCTGAGTGTGGTCAACAACACGACACGCCAGAAGGTTGAACTGTTCGTCAATAACGGCATGGGAGAACAGGCGTATCGCGCGTCCATTCAGCACTCCATATCCGTCACGACCGCCCCGATCTTATATCAGGACGACATCTACGCTGCACTCCTTGCGGAGTATAGCGCGAGTATCGATTCGTATTTTATTAAATTTGGTACGGATACTGACAAGTTCGTCAAGCAGGGGTGGTTCGATTACACATCAACCTACCCAATAACGGGCAGTCTGTACGCAGACAATAGTCCTATTCCGTACTTCACGTTCGCTCTTCCTGCGCAGACACAGAGATACGTGATGCGCGTAAGGTTTGGAAACGTGAATAATGGGACCACCGCGTTTACTTGCAGAACGTGGAGGATCATCCTGAACACCTTGAATGATTCCGATGGCACTCAGTTTCAGATGTGGGAGAAGCCGCGTATCGAATGGAAGACGATAAACGCCGGCGACTCATACAAGATCAAAGAGTTGGAGGTTTGACGGTGGCTCTTAGGCTATGCGATGGGAGAGGGTGCAAAAGCAAGAAACGGGTTGCGGTGTATTTGGTGAACCAGCATCCCATGTGCTCCCGATGCCTGGAACTGTTTTTGGAGTTTCACGGCGAAGAGAACTACACCATTCATCGCCTGTCGAGCCGAGACGAGGATTACAGCCCCAAGACCCACCTCCGTCCTGTTCGGGAAGCGCAGACCGCTGGAGCGTAAAACGGTTGCAATATTATCTCTGCAAGCGTACAGTGGTTGCAAGCGTCACTACGCCAAGACGAGGAAGAAAACATGCAGGTTCAAGATTTGAAGTTGGAGGAAATCTCCTTCAATTCCGCTCCAACCAAGACGCAACTCACGAATTCACTTCGTTCAATCAGCCGCTTTCTTAGCCACGTCGGCGCTGCGCTGATCCTGGACGAGAGCTACACCGTGGCCGACCAGCCGCTCGGGCAGATGTTGAATGCCGCGATCACCCTCAAGGCGTGCGCCGACCAGTTCGATGCGGGGCCGTCTGCATCCGGCCTTGCCGTTCCGCAGCCCGCCGGGCCTCATGTTGTGCGGGGGCACTAATGCCGTACCCAGCCTACGGCGACATGAAGCAGGATGAGATCGTGGCGATGGTCTCCTCCCCGAAGTTCCCCGAATGGTGCGCCGAGATGGAACGCCGACTAGACGCGCAGATTGCTTCACTGGCGTCGATGGTGGGGAAAGTATCCCAACACGACGCAGAGCGGGTTCACAAGAAGGCCCTGGAGACTCACCGGGGGATCGACATGCAGTTGATGCTGGCCACCGGGGATGACTTGGATGCCAGGAAAGAAAGAATGTCCCGATGAGCGAAGTAGACGTACTGGCGGCGCTTCGAGAAGACGGTTACCGCATGGGCGACCTCGCCGTAGTGCGCTACGACAAGACGCGCACAGAACTGTTTCCCGACGACTATTTGGCGACCTTGTACCGCCGCTGCCGGGAATCGAAGCGCCGCTCCGGAGATGGGATTCTGACCGCAACATTCGGCGGGAATCCCGCCTCCGACTTCAACTCGATCATCACCTACCTCGCCAGCCGGGCCGTTCTGCTCATTCTCGGCAAGTGGGAGGGTGACAACTTCGTCGAGATGGGGTTCGCCTTCAATACGGTGACCGTGGGCACTGCGAACACCGAGCGTTCTATGATCGCTGGGTATGGGTTTTTCCGCGAATACTGGGGATCAGAAGAACAGAAGATCGTGACCATGCTCGGGCTGGCCTACCTGATCAAAGAGTTCGACCTTCAGGCCATCATCGGTAATCGATACGCCGACAACACGCTCACCGCGAAGTACATGGGGCGCTTTGGCTTCAAGGACTGTGGTGAGATTCCCCGCTTTCAGTTGCGTGGATCGAAGCTCGTGTCGATGGTGGTCTCCATCTTGACTCGCGAGGACTTCGAGAAGTGCGTCGAGGACTTCCTCCTGGAGCAGTGGCGCAGGGAGAACGCGGAGCCTGTCGAGGTGGAGCCGGAAGTGCCTACCGAGGCGATCGACGACGACTTATGGGCCAAGAAGATGGCCGAGATCGACTGGGCCGCTGCAAAGGCGCGCACCGAAGAAGAAGCCAAGGACAAGCCGCAGCCGGAACTCCCTCTTTCTTGGTTGTAAAAATCCCTCCCAAATCCCTGTAGTTTCCTCCGCTTGCTGATACCATGCCCGGTAGGAGTGTGGTGGCGTGGGAAAATCCAGCGGTTTGTCCAGCAGCGTGCAGCAACAAGAGGCCGACAATAGTAGCGCCCTTGTAGCCATTGCGCAGCAACAAAATCAAAACGCAAACACCCTCTTCAATGAGTCAAACCCTGGCTTCGTCGCTGCCGAGAATCAGTATCAAACGCTTGCTTCGGGCGACCCGTATGCTATCGCTCGTGCCGTTGCCCCGCAGGCGCAGCAGATTTCAGCAGCCACGGCTGGCGCCAAGCAGAACATCATGAATACTGCGCCGTCTGGAGGCGAGAAGAATCTCGCTCTGGAGCAGGCGGACGTGGCGCAAGGGGCGAAAATCGGGGATATCACGTCTGGCGCAGTAACGGGCAGCTACAATGCTCTCGCCCAACTCGCCGGTCAAGGAACAGGTGAATCAATCTCATCTGCCAGTACGGCCATTTCTGGGTATAACTCTGCGAATCAGGGACTCGGGCAACTAGGGAGCCAGCAAATCCAACAGAAAGGTGCTCAGTTGGGTGCGCTGACCTCTCTCGGTAGCGATGCTGCTACCGTGGGAGCAGCGTTTGCTTGACAAGCCTAGCGGGGGCGGCATGGACCCATCCACGTTTTCCGGCCTTATGTCAGCGGGTACTGTTCAGCCTATGCAGTTGGATGTGAGTGGGGTTGGAGTATCTGACCTGAGTTTGTAGGAGAGGCGAAGCGCAATGGCTACAGGGCAAGAAAATCCCGGAAAGTTCCAAGCATACGACCCGTCGAACCCGGCACCGTATCAGGCCCCGGTCATGCCAGAACCTGTCCAGGCGATGCCGTCTCCACTCCCGCAGCAGGGTCCAGAGATCAATGGTGCGGTGAAGAAGTCGGGAGCGATCGCTACGGTCGCCGATGGCATTCTCCGCGGCTTCATGCAGGGCCGGGCCTATCACCAGGCGGCGCAGGTGATGAAGCTCAAAAAGAAGTCGGACGACCTCCAGAACTCCTACAACCAGGATGCGGTGCGGCTTTACCAGTTGACGCAGGCCGGGGTGGACCCCGGCTCGGATTCGTACAAAGCAGCCAAGTCCTCTGTGGATGGATCGTGGGGGGCTCTGCAAGACTTCTACGGCCAGCATATCGAGCAGATGAACGGCGAGAAGAAGGGCAAGGGGAAGAAGAATCAGCCCCAACTTCCTCCGCAGGCGGTTCTGACGAACCCGAACTCGACGCCCTACGAGAAGGCTCAGGCGTGGTATCAGGTAGCCAAGCAGGCTGGCCCTCCGGTATACGGACAGATCGCCATGCTGAATACTCCAGAGGCGCAACAGAGGCGCAAGGCGCAGCAGCAGGGAACGCAGAACCAAGTAGCCGGCGCAGATCTTGAATCCGCAGAAATTTCCGTCAAGAAGGCCGTAACCGATGCTCAGGGCACGGTATACAAGTTGGGCGGGCAGGCTTCGGAATACGAGAAGATCCCGGAAGCGAACAGGACTCCGGCGCAGAAAGAAGTTGTCGACCAATACAATTCTGCGCGTCGGATTATGGACGAATCGCAGCGGCGCGGTACAGGGGCGGCTCATCTCTACCAGTCGCCAGACAGCAAAAGCCAGGAATACTACACTCCCGGCAATGAGCCGGAAGGTTGGCAGCCTGCGCAGAAAGCACCTACGCCAACGGAAGAAAAGCGTACTGACTACGATACGGCCGTCAAGGGTGGATACAAGGGATCATTCGAGCAGTGGACGGCTGAAGAGACCGCGCGCGGCCATCGTTTGGGTGCGCCTCCGAAGGCAGGCACGGGCGCTGGTGGCGGCAAAGGCATGGAGGGTTCGTATCAGAAGGCTCTTGCCTATTACAAAGAAGAATACCCAGACATGCCGGAGGACGAGCGCGAGTCGTTGGCTCATCGCAAGGTGGAGGGCGCCGGGCAGCAGCAGGCCGGGGTCATTGCCCACAATGCCGTCTCTGATCCAAAGCAGTTCGACAACGACGTTCTGACGGCGGCGATCGACCGTCTGCGGGGATTGCCGCAGTACAAGACGATGCCCACCCTAGACGATGCGCTGGCGAATATCGTTGGCCAGGGCGATAACGGGTATCAGTATCACAATCGCGGGCAAGTCGGGAAGCCAGACAGCCATGGAAAATATTCTGGGGGTGTGACGGAAGACCAACTCAAGAACCTAGAGCGCGATCTTCAGACTCAAATCAGGGCCGTGGTAAGTGGTCCGAAAGAAACGGCGCTGACACCGGAATCGAGGCGCGCGGCAGCAAGCCGTATGGCCCCTCTGTTTGGACCGGCAGCCCCAACGGGAAGCGGCACTGCGCCTGTATCGCCACAGGCAGCCGCAACGCCTGCTCCCCCGGCCTCGTCTCCGGGGGGTGCGGGTGCTTTGCCTCCTGAGGCGGTTAAACATCTCCGCGATGGCAATATAACGACCTTTGCTAATGGGCAGCAATGGACATTACGGAATGGAAAACCCGTGCAGGTCGGCCCGGAGAGGCAGGAAACAGACCGAAGGAGGTTCCCTAGCCATGAGAGTAAACAAGCTATAAACCCTGTTTTACATGAAGTGCTTCAGGAATACCCTGGACTTGCCAAAAATTTCAACGCAGGTAACACGTCTGTTGTATTCGCCACTGGAAAGCGCGCCGAACGCGGCCTTAAAGAAAGAGGTGGGCTAGAGTTTTGGTCGCCAACCGAAGCGGGCATGAAGGATTTCCCTTCGCCTATACCGGGTAAGAATGTCCTTGAAATCTATGACGACAAACTAAAATCCAACCCATCGCTCTTAAAGCAGGCCATTTATGGCGATTTGATGCACGGCATGGGAAGCGATCCATATTGGAGTCGTTTACGCAACGAATTCATGCAGAATTTTACCCCTCAGGAACTTAAACGACAGGAGCGACACGATACATGGTGGGACGATGTGAACGGCTCCAAAGACCGGAACGGTCCAACCTATGACGCATATATCAGAGGGTGGATAACGAATGAAGGGGATGGCAAGAAAGGCCAAGCGGATTCTGGAAATACAATGTATTCTCCAAAACAGATCGGACTCTTGAAAAAGATGCAGGACTATTTGAAAACCGGAAAGGCTGAAAGGTAATGGCTCAGGATCCATGGGCAGTTGTCAGCACGACGCCAGCACCTCCGCCGACTGCCACTAAGCAGCCGCCGAGCGACCCTTGGGCAGTTGTCGATACGAAGCCGGCCGAAGCTCCCACTCCTCCTGTCGATCATCTCTCTACCGTCGAAGACAACCCCATCGACCCCAGCACCGGACAAGGCGAAGGCACCTACGCCATGCGCCGTGGCGACAAGACCTATCATGTCCCGTTCAGTAAGGTGCGCGGGTCTGGCATGGACTTCGCCAACAAGGATGACGCGCAGAAGTGGATCGACGACTTTCACGCGGCCCCATCGACCGTACACGAACCGTCGTGGTGGGAGAACGCGAAGGCAAACGCTCCTAAGCCCAACTGGAAGGACGCCAAAGATATCGTCAAGTCATTCCCTGGGTTCATGGGGGGATTGCTGTTCGGCGGCGGCACGGCAACTTCTGGAGTTCCGAATCCGGCAGACAAAGAAGTTCAAGATGTGGTGATGCAGGCCACTCAGGAGCAGGCCGCCAAGGGTGACAAGTACGCCAAGCAGGCCCTCGAAACGATAGAGTCGGCAGGCAAGGCGCGCTTGAACGTAACCGGAACGAAGGCTTTCCAGTCGCTATTTGATCCGAATAGCAAGAACTGGGGATCTCGTTTCGCCACTCACGCAGTCAAGGCCATCGAGAACCAGACAAGCATTGAGAACCTGTACACCCTCGCCACGATACCCCTCATGCCGGGCCAAATCGGCAAGGCGGTTGGCATGTCGTATCAGGGGCAGTTGATCTCTAGTGGTGTTTCTGGCGTGGCCGATGCGTCGGCGTCTTCGGCAACAGGAGAAGGTGACTCTGCGGAGAAGTGGGGCGATCTGTTCGGCAACGCTCTTGTCGTTGTAGGGATGCACTACGGGCACGCCGGGTCGGAAGCCGTCAAGGACCGCGTTCGCACCTGGGACTTCAATAAGCCTTCGGAAGACCTCTACAAGAAGCCGTTCGTAAAGTTGACCGATGAGCAGAAGGCAGATGTTCTGTATCGGTCGATGGAAGATGCCGATCCTGAATTCAAGAAGAAGGTGGATGCGGAAGTCAAGCGTATCAGGGCCAAGTATGGCAAGTCTCCGCTAGGCGAGAAGGTAAAGAAGAATACCGCCGGAGGGATAGAAATATCCCCAGATGAATCACCAGTAGATGCTGGACTCGGGACTCGCGTCACCGCGGAACGCCTTGAAGCAGCAAAGGCTCTTGTTCGGAAAACCCTTGTCGCCAAGGCGCGCCGCGCCGCCGCACAGCACGAAGCCATGCAGCGCGAGTCTGCCGCTCGGAAGGCCGCCGAAGACAAGGTGACTGCCTCCAAGGTACAGGGCGAGAAGGACCGCGCCGAGGCCGCCAAACAAGCCGCGGTAGAGGCTCCGGCAGTTCCCGTTGAAGAGGGTCGGTCGGGACAGACTACACGCGGTCTCAAGCAGACCACCGAGCGCGAACCCGGCCAGCGGTATGAGCCAGAGACGGCAGAGTCAACCGCCATTCCCGTAGTCGAGCGCCGCACTGCCGCCGGGGAGCCATTGCCTGCCCCAGCCCCGGAAGTTGCCGCCGCCGAGTCCAAGGTTCAGGAACTCACAGAAGATCGATTCAAGACCTCGTTCTCGATGCTTCCCCTCTCCCGGCAGACCGTCGCCGCGCGCTGGCTTGAGCGGTTCCATCCCGAAGCATGGCAGGCGTTCCGCGATACCCCCGCCTATCAGGATCATGCCGACCGCGTGCGAGATGCAGCGATGGTCGATGCAGCGTCGAAGCGTTATCTGGAACGGCACTCTACCGGCAATGAGCAGCCATTGGCGCCCGGCGCGGACTTCCACTCTGGCCTGGCCAAGCTCATCATTGCTCGGACAAACATGGACTCCGCTCTCCAGGCAGACCCGGCCACGCACCGCGATCTGAACGAACACACCGAGAAGTCCATGGGCAAGTCATGGGACTCGCTGGCGCCAGAAGACCGCAGCGCGGTGCTGGCCGACTACCTACGCGCCAAACCGGAGAAGTTGAAGGCATTCCTGACTCCAGACCTTTCGGAGCGCATTGCCTCTGGACAGCACATCGACCTCGCAAACATCGAGGACCAGTTGCGGAGCCGGCAGCAAGCCCAGATGCTGATGGAGTACCGCGACCAGATCCAGCGGGACATGGAAACTGATCTGGCTACCAATATGGCGGCTGACGCCGCAGCGAAGCACAGGGCAGAACTGACAGGCTTGATGACTGAGGCGCAGTCGCCGGAGGGTCCGCAGAACCTTCGCCCGATTGTCGAGGCCACCGCCGGCTTGACTCAGGATGCCCGCGACCTGGGCCTTGGTCCCGTTGACAGCATGGACGACCTGTTCAAAATCGAGAAGACCGTAAAGGACACACGCAACGATCTTCGCACGCCGAAGATGCGGGATTTTATTGGACGGATGCAGCGTGTCCGCGCCGCCGCATCTGAGCATGTTGCCCGGAAGATTGCCGACGACACCGCCGCGTCCTTCCATGTGGATATCGAGGGAGCGCGCGAGAAAGCCGCAAAGCAGGTGATCGAGTTTACCGATCAGGCGCACGACCTGCAAAACGCGGCAGAGAATTTAAGGGCTGGGGGAAACACGGCGCAAGCCGAAGCTGCTCAAGCAGCAGCAGATGAATCACAAAAGAAGGCGGATGCAGTGGTGGCTGGCGCTCAGTCGGTTATCAATCCGCCACCCCCTCCACCAGCGGCCACCCCGGCGTACCCAATGTCGATCGGCGGCGCTACCCGTGTTGTGTCGCCTCAGAACAGGGAAGGTATCCCGTCACACTATGTTGTGATGGAGGCCACAGACGCGCAGACTTCGCACATGCCGATGACCTATGAGTACCGGGATGGATACAACCAGAATGGGCAACCGCGCGATTACAAGAGCGATAAGCAGGCTCAGACTGGCGTGGAGGAACGTGTCTCCAATCTCGATCTCGACCAGGTTCTCAGCAATGGCGTGACGACAATGGAGGGTCCTGGCATCATCGACCAGAGCGGCCACGTCATTTCCGGCAACGGGCGCACGCTCTCGATCCTGACCGCTCTCATCAAGAACCCCAAGGAATACGCGCGCTACCGCGATGAACTGTTGCGCCGCGCGCAGTCGCTCGGGATCGACCCAGCCGAGATTGAAAAGTACCGGAACCCTATCCTGATGAAGCGCATCGATGCGCCGGTAGACGAACACCAGTGGTCGATGCTTGGTCTGGACCTCAACCGCCCCCCTGCCTACGGAATCAATGAAGTGGAAATGGGCGCGGCTATGTCGCGGCTGCTCACGACGGACTACCTCGACCGCCTGGATAACATCGTCAGCTCAATGCCCAGCACCGAAGTAGACAAGAAGACAGGCAAGACCCGCACACTCACAGCGCGGCAGGCGATGCGCGCGCGCTCCGCCGATATCGCTCAGTTGATGGTGGATTCCGGCATCATTGCGCCGAACCAATTGGCCGAGTACGTGATCCAGACAGGAGACGACAAGGGCGATCTGACGGATAAGGCCAAGAGCCTTTTCGAGAACATGCTGGTCGGCCTCACAGTCAGCGACCCCACCTCACTCGAAGGGATCAGCCCGTCCACGAAGAACAGCCTGACGCGCGCCGGAATCTTCTTCGTCAAGATGCGGAACGCCGGGGAGAACTGGAATCTGGCGTCGATGAACTCCGACGCAGTGCGCATGTTGACCCGACTGGAAGACGCCGCGGCATCGTTGCATCATTTGCAGGGCAAGCCGGGAGAAGTCTCAAAGGGCTCCGGCAGGGATTCGCTGATCGAGAAGGGCCTGCACCCGGAGCGATACCAAGGGAAGAAGGATACTGGAGTCCAAGGTGACTTGGATATCACAGACTTCGATGGCCAGTCGCTCCACAAGCCAGTTCATGCCGGAGTTGAGGCGCTTGCCATGGCGCTCGAAGAGTCGCCGGCCAAGTACACCGAGATGCTGGCGAAATACGCCGACCGCGCTACTGGCGTCCAGGCTTCGATGTTTGGCGCGGAGCACCCGGCAGACGTATTCACCGACGAGATCGCTTCGAAGTACGGGTTGAACGTTATCCCCGAAGAGTGGGGTTCTGTTGCTGGCCTGTCCGACGCCATGAAGACTGTTATTGAGGACGCGCGCGGCGAGTTGCCGGTTGAGGTTCCAGTCTCACATGAGACCGTGATAGCCGACACCGCGCCGGATTCGTCCAGCGTGGAAGTGGCATTGCCAGAGGGACCGCGCACCGTGCAGGACCTGCGCCGTGCGCTGGAGAGTCACCCGAACCTCTCCCCCGAAGAAGCGGCGGCGGTCGGCGACATGATGGAGCATATCTTGCCGCAGGCTCTTGGGATGAAGCTCGAAGAGTTGCTAGGCAATCGGCGTCTCACTATCGCTTTCGGCGGCAAGGAGAAGGGCGGCCAGCGCGGCTACACGCAGATTTTGGAAGATGGGCGGGCGATTATTCGCCTTTGCGACACTGCCGATACTTCCACCTTCATTCATGAGATGGCGCATTATGTTCGCCAATACCTCAGCCCGGCAGATCAGAGCGTGGCCAATGCTTTTGTCGGCGCAAAGCCAGGAGAAGAGTGGACGGAAAAACAGGAAGAGTTGTTTGCCCAGGCTTTTGAGCGGTATCACTACGATGGCGGCATTCGGCGCGGCAAACTGGAGAAGGTTTTCGCAACCCTCTCGCGTTCGATGCAGTCGGTCTACAATGCGGTCACCGGCAAGAAGTTGGCGCAAGGGTCCCCGGAACTCAAGGCCATGTTTGACAACTGGTACGACTGGACCCGCACCGAGCGCAAACCACTCACTACCCGTCTGGACGTGGACGCGATCGAGAAGATGGGCAAGCAGGCCATGGATACCGGCAGCGTCGAGGTTCCGCGTGATGCCAAGGTGATCCGCTCCGGCCCGAAGCCAGGAGATAACTCGAAGGTAATCCACAAGCAGAACATGGCCGACGCTTTGGACGTGATCGAGGAGCGTGGTGCCGACATCAAGGGATGGGAGATCCTGCAAGTCCGCGGTGAGCAGCAAGTCTACCTCCGCATTCAGATGAAGCGCGGCAAGAAACTGTTCCAGCCGAGCCTGAGCGAGATGGTCGATCTGTCCCGCCGGGCGAAGTCTCTTGAGGATGAACTGAAGCGAGAGCAAGATCCCCGCCGCCAGGCTCTCTTGCGCGGCCAATTGAACGGCATTGAGGACAAACTCCGCGGCGCAACAGGCATTATAGGGTCGAAGCCTGAACCGAAGGATACCAGCGTCATCCAACTCGTCCACGGACTGAGCGAGATGCCGACGCAGAACGAACCAACCACGCCAGCACAGGCCGCGACCGTCCAGCAGGTGATGGGCGACCCCACGGCGATTGCACTGGGAGGGGAAAATGCACGATCGAGAAGCGTATCTCATGGAACTTCTGGGGTTCGAGAACCGGGCGATGCTGGAGAAGTTCATGGCGGAGCCGGATCGGCCGACAGGGAACATGCGGCCCCCGGCGGTTCACGAACTTCCGGACGAGGGGCCATTGCCAAACCGGCAGCAGACCCCCTCGCAAAAGTAAAGGCGGCAAAGCTCCAATCGCCGGAGCGACCACGCGGCACGCCGGTCGTCGATCCTGACAAGTGGCGTGGTCATGTGGAGGACCTTGGCTTGCCGAAGGGAACACCGCCGCCGACACAGCGCCTTGCTACCGACCTGCGCGACTTGCTCATCTTCCCTGGGCAGCCGGAAGTTGCCGATGGCGTTATTTCGGCGTTGCAGCAGTACGACGCGACGATTCTTGCTAGCGGTGCGGGTACTGGAAAAACCTTTTTAGGATCAGCACTTTGCAGCCACCTTCTCGGAACGAGTGGCGACAAGGTTGGATTGTGGGTAACGCGCAGCCAAAACCTTATTCACGAAGCAGACGGACTCAAAGACGTTGCCCGGCGCTTTGGCGTGGACGTGAACGACCTCCCAAGCAATATGGAAGAGATGCAGACCGGCATGTACGCAGCGACCTACGCAGGCATTCGCGGCAACCGCAGCGTCTTGTCAGTTCCATGGGACTTTGTTCTCTTTGATGAGAGTTCCGAGGCGCGCAAGTGGACGGATTCCGAGCAGGGTAAGGCTGTCATTATGCTGGGACACGCGGCGAAGAAGGTGATCTATTCGAGCGCCACGCCGTACAGCACCACTCTCGAAATCGGCTACATGCACAAGTTGGGACTCTGGCCGCATGGAGGGTTCACGGGATGGGCAAGCCAGTTTGGTCTGGTGGAGAGCGGTCCGAACAGCTACAGCGGCGGTTCCGCGCCGCGCAAGTTGGAGAAGTTGCGGCAGCAGCTTATCGAACGCGGGCAGTGGCAGCAACTTCACAAGGACATGGAAGGCACCGAGGCCCACGTCGTACTTGTTCCGCAGACTGAAGAGGTTCGCGCCGGGGTGCGCAGCATCCGCAAGGCGTTCACGATGGCGCGTGCCGCCTTCCAGCGCAACAAGATGTCGAGTCTGATCAAGGCTGCGGCCGGCCACGAGGCGATCTACCTGAAACGCTACCTTGAGGCGGCCAAGTTGCCACATGCGATCGAACTGGCGGCGAAGGCGATCAAGGATGGGTGGAGCCCGGTTCTCTTCACTGAGTACCGTTCTGCCGCGGAAGAAGGGATGGACTTCATCAACCGTCTGCCGGGCGACCTGGGCAAGCAGATCAATGCAATGCTCCCGCCATTGCCGGATATGGTGAAGGCGATGCGCGCGCAATTCGGCGACAAGATCGGCATCTTCGCCGGGGACGCGAACCAGTTGCGCGCTGAAGAGTTGGAAGGCTTCCAGAGCGGCGAGAAGGATGCGCTGTATGCGACCTATGCCGCTGGCGGCGTCGGCGCCAGCGCGCACGACAAGGTGGGCAACAAGCCGCGCATGGGTATCTTCATCACTCCGCCGTGGAGTTCGATCATGCTGGAGCAGGCTACGAGCCGCACTGACCGCTATGGGCGCCAGTCGGGAGTTGCCAATATCTTCCTGACCACCGATGCCCTGCCGGAGATCAAGCTCTTGGGGACCAAGGTTCTGCCGCGCATGAGGGCACTCAAGGCGGCCGTCTATGGCGAACGCAACGAAACCCAGTTGTCGAAGAACCTGCGCGAGGCGGCAGGCATCCCAGAAGAGATGCTTGAGTACGACCAGGGTAACGAATACGCCCCCGAAGCGGCAGACTTCGAGCGCACGACGGACGAGGCGAAGTTCACTCCGATCAGCGAGTTCGAGATCCCCGACGCTAAGAAGGCTATGCACCAGCCCATGAAGTACAAGGGGCAGGGCAAGAAACTCTATCAGGGGCCGAAGGATGAAGACCCCGAAGCGCACCTGAATTCTCTCGCTCAGTCTGCGTGGGAAGACATGATGGGACGTACCAAGAGCCTGCCAGCGGAGCAGTCCCAAGCCATTGCCGCTCATCAAGGAGCGTTTCAGGCTGAAGCACAGCACGCCGGGCGCGCCGCTAAGGCCGCCGGGGAGAATCCGAAGGAAGCCATCGACCGCCGGACCCGCGACCTTGAGAACGACGCTCTTCTATGGTTCGACGGCATGAAGGGCACTGGTCGCTCCGCCGCGCACCTCGTCAAGTCGAGCCTCTGGATGTTCGGAATGTCTGGTGACCGAGCCGTAGAGCAGATTTGCAGGGATGCTGGCCACGAAAAGATGGGTATGGAACTGAAGCGCCGCCTGATCGACTATGACATCCGATCTGGGAACTACCGAGGAGAGTTCGGCGGCATGGTCGAGGAGATTATCTCCAAGAACAAACTCACCCCGAATGATCTGAGGACGGTTTCCAAGGTGGTCGAGGGACAAGAGACAACGACCGACCCGCGTATCGATAAAGCCGTCACTGAATTCCGTAAGTTCACGGCTACCGTGCGCAAACGCCTGGCCGATGCCGGGATGGCCGTTGTTTTCTATGACGAGAAGGGCAAGCGTAGCGATGTGCCATACTCGAAGATCGCCGATGACCCGCGTTACTGGCCGCGCATCTACAACTGGGAAGAGAAGTTCATCATCACGGACGCCAAAGGCGACAAGGTAGTTGCCTCTTTGGGTGACATCATGAGGATGCCCAAGGGCGATGAGCGCCGCGAAGCTCTGATCGAGAAGGTGGCCGAGCAGAAGGGTATTTCCAAGATCAAGGCGCAACTGTTCTTCGACAAGAACGCGCGCGGCATTCGCCTCGCAGGCAACGTGGAGCGTGCCCGCGAGTTCGAGATCCCGATGTATGGCCGCGACCGCAAGGTTCTTGATCGCTACGTCAATGAAATCTCAGAGAAGTTGGCCTCCGCCGAAGTCCATGGACAGTTCCGCGAGAAGACAGACCCGCTGATCGACGCCTTGCCGGACAGCCGCACCCGCTCGATGGTGAACCATATCATCACCTCCGACTTGGACCCGGCCCGGCTGCATGACTCGGACCGCATTGCCCTGCGCTGGGCGAACCGCTGGCTGATTCTGAGCAAGATGCACCTGAGCCCCATCAAACTCCCGCTTCACCTTGCCAAGACGGTATTGGCGACCAACACGCGCAGCCTGGCGGAGTCGTTCATTCGCTCTGCGATCAATCCGCGTGAGATGCGCAAGAACGCGGTAGACTGTGGCGCCATGGTCAACTACATCAAGCAGGCTTGGATGCGGGAATACGGAATGAATGGCGGAGGGTGGGACCAGAAGATGCTGGACTACAACGGTTTCACCGCCATCATGAACTGGAGCCGCGTGGTTGCGTCCGGGGCTGGCCGTCTGTGGTTTGAGAAGTACGCCTACCCGGAACTGGTCAAGGACCCCAAGAGCGCCGTACTGCGCCGCAAGCTCACCGACCTTTACGGATTCACTGACGAGCAAATGGACAACATGGCGACCAAGGGCTATGGACCAGAGGACGTGCGCCGCATGGAACTGGCTGCGGCAAACTGGACCACCGGGAGCGGCAGGCCCTCCGAACTCCCCATGGCCGCGCGCAATCAGTTGAGTGACCCTCCGATATTCCAGCGCCTGACGACCCTGATGCGCATTGCGCAGTCGCTTCACGGCTTCATGTTCAAGACGGCCAACCTCGTCAACCGGACGGTGTGGCAGGAACTCTACAAGTCCGATTACAAGAGCGCCGAGCCGTACAAACTGATCGGCAGGTTCAGCGCGAGCTTCGGCCTGGCCGGGTATGCGCTCTCGGAACTGCTCCACCTGCGTCACCAGATGTCGGGATCTCCGGAAGCGGCCATGGAAGACCGGAAGAAGAAGTGGCTGGAAGAGCATCCCGTCTCGAAGGAAGCACTCTTCAACGCGCTGCACTATATTTCGATGGGTATGGGCGTCGAGACTCTGACGCAACTCTTCAACGAACTGGCCACGCATGACCCCAAGGACGCGCAGAAGTTGGTCCAGCAGAGCCGCGTAACGAACTCGATGGTGCAGATTGTCGTAGGAGTAGCCGTTACGGATGCTTATAATGCGGTGAAGGCTGCCGGAGAGGTAGGGGCTACCTATATGGATACTGGCCACCACAAGCAGACCCCAGAAGAGCGCCGTGCGAACATCGTCAAGCAGACGGTGAACGAGGAAGTTCCAATCAGCCGCTACGTTCCCGGCCTGAAGCCGAAGAAGGTGGCACCGTCCTTCCCTGGGCGCAGGCATCGCATGACGAGCGTTCTGCAATAACTCTTGCATAAAAGGAGATGTGGCGATATGCAGGTTTTCGTTGACAGTCGAACTTCCATCAGAGCCTCTCGAATCTCGAAGGTGGGCAAAGGCCCAGGGAGCTACATTTTTGAGGTGCAGGATAGGCCGGGAGCGGTGTATGCCTACACTTTTGAACAGGTGAAAGATGAACCGGAGCCGCGAGAAGGTATGTATTATGTGGTGCGTGGCCCTTACGATTTCACTTTCATGACGGCGGAAGAGTTCGACAGCCGCTACATGCCGGAATTCTGTGAGGCGAGGTAGAATAGCTCACTCACCGGCGGGCGGGGGTGACCGAACCGTGAGCGCAACCCCCTGGCTTTAGACATGGGGAGCAGTCAGTCCTCGCTCGTCCAGTACCCCGACTTCTTCCTCGTCTTCGACTCGTACCGCTTCCCCCACCGCACCTTCTTCTTCGGCCTCGGCACCCATCCGGGCTTGTGCGTTCCCTTGTCCTTGCGCATCTTCGTGCGCTTTTTCCGTGGCGTGTCTCCCCATTTGCGCTTCATCTCCGTCCACTTGAGGAGCAAGGCTACCTTTTTCTTCTGGCGCAGATCCCACGGCGTCAGTTCCCGCACAGTCCCCTCGTAGTCCTCCAGGCACTTGTAGACCGTCTCCGCGTCCCTGTAGGCCGTCCAGAAGGCCACGGCGCGCATGGTCCTGTCTGGCTCCTCCATGTGCGAGATGCGCATGATCTCCGCTTCGATCTTCTTGCTGTAGGCCGTGTATTTGGTTCTTCCAAGGACGGGATTCTTCTTGCACATCATGGCGAGCATGGTCTGCCGGTCGTAGCGCGTCACGCTGCGCTCGTCGTAGAGGGCCTGCTGGAAGGCGTACAGGGATGCTAGGGTTATCAGTTCGCCGAAGACCGGATCGTCGTAGACGGGGATGTTGTAGTGGATCGCGTAGGAGCGGAATGCAGCCGCCGACAACTGGAGGAAGGTCGCCACCTCCCCGGCAGGCAGCATAGGGCGCATCCGAAGGGGCACGAACATTGTGGACAGCCAAGCCATTGCCGCAGGGAGAGGCCGGGCGACGATGGTGGTCTCCAGAGTCTCGCCGGCGATCATAACGCGCAGGTAGCCCCGGTCGATCAGCGGCTGGATGCGGTCAGTCTCCACTCCAAGATCGGCGGCGATTTGCGCCACCGTGATCTGGTCAGGCGCTGGGACCAAGCCTTTGCGCAGCAAGAGCTGCGGCACGGCGCTCTCGTCTGACTTGATGGGAACGGATAGCGAGACGGACGTAGTAGTCCGGCCCGTAATTGGCGAGGGTAGTGGTACCCCCCTCGGAGCCAATCTTAAGGAAGAAGGCTTTTCTCTCTTCGGCAGTAAGTCTTCCCAAGGTAACTTTTTTGGTTCCACGCGATTCGGCCTTCTTCTTGGGTGCTTTCGGTAGTGGCTTGGGTCTCGGCATAGTAGAGATTCTACGACGGTCGCAAAAAAGTTGCAAGCGTTGTTGCAATTCGTGCAAGCGTTGGTGTATTGTTGGGTTGTTATTGAGGCAGTGGAGGAACGAATGGAAATCAGAAAAATGCAGGCAGATGCGTGGGAAAACTCAGAGAAGCACGGCTTCCATAAGAGTATCCATATTCCTACAGCACTGCTCCTGCTTATACAGGAAGCGACCGAAGCGTTTGACGAGATTCGCGACGGTAACGACCTGACGGTGAACCGCTACGAATTGAACGGAAAACCTTCCGGTTTCCCTTCGGAGATTGCAGACATCGTGATTCGCGCAGGAGATATTGCCGGAACTGTCGGGTTTGATTTGGAAGCGGCGATCGCAGAGAAGATGGCCTACAACCTGAAGCGTCCATTCATGCACGGACTAACCTGTAAAGGAAAGGATCAAATGCAGATTGAACTCAGCCCGGAAATGCGTGCGTCGGTGGACTCTATCAAGGCGGAGTTGCGCAGCGGAGAAAGCCTCGTGACGCGCGGCAGGCAGACAGGAAAGACTCTCGCCCTTCTGGAATACATTCACGAGACGGTTGGCGGGGATGTAAACTTGATTGTATGTAACGGGATACAGGCTGATCTCATTGCGCGCAAATATAGAGAGATGTTTCCTGAAGACAAGCAGCCTCGCGTGCGCTCTATTTCCAACGCAGACGGAACGGATCTTATTGGCTCGGACAGAGGTTGGGCTACCGATGAAGTTTGGCCATCGGACGTAGTACGGAAGGCTTGGATTTACGAGACACAGACGTTCGTTGGCGGCGTCGGAACGCCGATGTGCGTGGATATGCACTCCACGAAGAATGAAGACTCTAACAGGTAAGGAAGGAAAGCAACAATGGCAACAGCACTCCAGGTAGCACCGGCACGGCACGCGCTGATGACTCGATTTGCGGATAAGTTCGAGATCGACGCGGCCAATGTGATGTCCATCGTGGCATCGACCATCTTCAAGCAGGGAAAAGACGAGGCCCCGCTCACCGCAGACGAAGTTCACGCAGCAATCTTGGTTTGCAACCAGTACGATCTAAACCCTTTTCTCAAAGAGATTTACGCTTTCCGATCCAAGGGGAAGTTGCTGATCTATGTTTCCGTGGACGGATGGTGCAAGGTCATCAATCGGCAGGAAACGCTCGACGGCATCGAGTTCGAGGAGCACTTCGACGACAAGGGAAAGATTTCGGGAGTGACCTGCAAGATCCACCGCAAGGACCGTCGCCTCCCCATCGTCGTCACCGAGTATTGGTCGGAGTGCTCGCGTAACACAGACCCTTGGCAGAAGTCGCCGATCCGCATGACCCGGCACCGCGCTCTCGTTCAGTGTGCTCGCGTTGCGTTTTCGATTTCCGGCATCATGGACGAGGAAGAGGCGGAAAGCATCAAGGGCGGCACCGTGATGGCTGGTACGCCAAACGGCGCGCTGATCGAAGGCAACACTCAGCAGGCACTCCCCGATCCAGAGCCTACCATCGGCAAGGAGAAGGCGACCGCCTGGTACAAAACGTACCGCTCGTCGGGCCACACCCCGGACGACTCGAAAGCCTACCTCAAGGCCGAGTTCGGAATCGAGGCGCCGCGCAATTCCGCAGACATTCCCGTCTCTGGCGAAGCCAAAGCCTTTGAGTGGGCCAACACGAAGGCTCCGGTCCGGCTGAAGGTGGACGAACTGTTCGAGTACCTTGGCTGGACGCATGAAGAGTGTGTTGCATTCGTGAACGAACACAAGGCGGATTGGGTGAAGATCGCGGAACTGGCGGGCGCGGAGTTGGACAAGCGCAATGCCGAAGAGAAATAACCAGTCTCGTTTGAGACTGTAGACATTCGCGCCTTCACCGGGGCGAATCAGCGCACGGGTCGGACTCCAGGGTTACGCCTTAGTTCGGGATTCTACTGCCGGCGGAGTCGGGAGCTAACAAGACCCCATCTCCGGCCCGATGCGCGAGAAAGGGAAGAGCATGAAAGCCTTCATTGTCGAAGTAATCCTTCCGGACTCATGGACCACAGTTGATACTATATGCGGAATAAACATCGGATTGCAGAAGCATTTCATCACGCAGAGTTTAGGCAGCGCACACGCAGAAGCGTTCCAGCGCAAACTGGATGACCCGCGCGGCATCAGAACGTCAACGACCGTCATTGCGGAGTTGCCGCTAAGATGACCGCACCCGGCGCAATCGCAATCACCGTGATCATCATTGCTCTCGTCGGCTTCGGGCTGGCGGAGATACTGGAAAGGAAAGGTAAGAACCATGGCAAAGACTCTAACAGTTGAAGCATTTGTCATCGAGGGCGCGGCAGGGCTGGACCCTGTGGCCGTGTTCTGGCAGGACGTTGAGCCCGGCAAGGGGCATGTGACCATTCACTGCTACGGCGAGGCTTGGACGGCCTGGTGGGGCGCGATGGGCGACCGGAGCATCAAGCAATTCTTCGCGCACGCCGACGACGGATATATCGTGAATCGTCTGACTGGCGCACAGTTCCAGAAGCACACTAAGGGGCACGAGCAGTACCTTACGCGCATCGTGCGTGCGATCAAGGATGATCTGAAGGCGGTGGCGGCATGAGTGCAATCGAGCTCTGCAAACCAGATGGATCTACTAGCGGCGTGTTCTTCTGCGTCGAATGCCGTTGCGTCTACGTGAGCAAGGAAATGGCGGAATGGTGCCATGGCGACCGACTGTGCGCTTGCGGGAAGAAAATTCAACGCGGATACCGTACCGAGCAGTGCGATCAGTGCAGTTCGGACGAGATGCACGCGGAAGAAGCAGTAAAAGAGGCTGCGCGGTTCGAGAAGGCCAAGAAGATCACCAATGCCGAGTACGACGACGGCATGGTGTATGACGGAGACAGGTACTTCACGGGAGTAGAAGATGCCCTGGAGCACTACGAGAGCAACGATGCGGACCCTCCGAAGTATCTGTGGGCCTGTACAAACGTCGGGCTACCGAAGGCGAGCGCAGAGAGCATCTACGATAACCTTCTCGAAGAGATGTGGGACGATGCCGACACTTCTGATCTGGATGGCGTGGAAGAGTTAGAAGCGGCGGTCGATGCGTTTAACAAGGCCAACGAGAGCGTAAGCCTGTGGCAGCCGGACTATAGTCTGGCAATCGTGATCGAGTCCAACGAATAGCAAAAGTACCATTTTGGTGATTTTGGAGAGAAGGGGAGACGAGGAATGAAGATCATCGGCAAAACAGCAAACGGCTATATCTTAGATGCGGACGGCAACGAAGTAGCCAACCTCTTGGGGTTCTACTCGAAGTACAACATGGACGACGCCCTGCGAATTGGAGACCGGATCAACGTCCATTCGATGTACGAGAGCCTGACGGCGATCGCCTCCAAAGAGAAGGAAATGGCAGAGGCGCGCAAGATCCTTCGTACTGTCGCCGACGCCCTCCAGTTGGTTGATCCTGTAATCCGCGAAGTGAGCGCGGCGGCTAGCGGAAAGGCGGTGGCGGAATGAGCGAAGCGAAACTGAAGCCCTGCCCGTTCTGCGGTCATGCAGCAAAGCATGACCTCTCTGATTTCGGGTCCGCGATGATCTACTGTGGCACACAGGACAGCGGAGAAGAGTGCCCAATTAACCCTGAGAGCGGATTCCATGACAGTATGGATACGGCGGCGTCCGCATGGAATGCGCGCCCGGTCGAGGAAGCTCTGCTGGCCGCACTGAAGGCATGGAAAGAATACGAGTCAAGCATCGCGCCGTCTATGTCCTGGAATGAACTTGAGGCGCAGGTGGACGCGGCTATCGCCAAGGCGGAGGGCGACCAATGACCCCAGAGCAGCTACACATCCTCCAACACGCTCTCGGCTGCGACCAATACGGGCGCAACGATCATCCTGAAGTTCGCATCCCGAACCCGCCCTACTACCGCAACCACTTCTGCGCTGGCGGCAAGGACGAGGAGGTATGCAAGGAACTGGTGGCGCTCGGATATATGGAACGGCACGCGACGACCAAGTGGCTGCCCTACTTCAATTGCTCAGTGACCGACGCTGGCATCAAGGCTATGCGCGAAGCAAGCCTAGCGCCGCCGAAGCTATCCAAGGCCCAGCGCCGCTACCGCGAGTTCCTGAGCTCCAATGGATGTCTCGGAGAGACCTTCCGGGACTACCTGCGCACTATCCAGACGCCGTGGTACAAAGAGCATGGCGGTGTGCTGTGAGCAAGGTCAAGATCGACGGCGGTTGGTACGATGACGACAGGCACGAATATACGACCGATGCTGGCGTTCGAGTTCCGTCAATCACTCAGGTAATCAAGCTCGCCGGATTCTCCGATTTTAGTGGCATCGATCCGGCGGTACTTGAGAATGCGGCCCGGCGCGGCACAGAGGTTCACGCCCTAGCAGCAGCGTATAACCAGTTTGGCGAAGTTGATCCAGCATGGGTAAGTGAAGAGTGTGAGCCTTACTTCAACTCCTACATGAAGTTCTTGGCGGAGAGCGGATACAAGCCGGATCCGCAGTGGACGGAAGTGCCGATTATCGCCAATGTATGCGGAATGCTGATAGGCGTCACGCCCGACTCGCACGGCACCTTGGGGCGCTACAAGGCTGTCGTGGAACTGAAATGCACGGCGTCCAGGGAGCCTTACTGGTCGATCCAGACAGCGATTCAGGAGTGCGCCATCTACAAGTCGAATCGCTGTGGGCGAGTTCGGCGCCATGCCCTGATACTGAAGAAGGATGGCACGTACCGGCTGGGCGAGGAGTACACTGACCACGAGAACGATATGGCCGATGGCATCGCCGCGCTGCGGTGCGTGTGGTGGCGAATCAATCACGGTGAGAAAATTTGGGAGAAGGCATGAGTATTGAACGACTCGAAAAATTAATGATCGACTCGACTGGACTCGGATACTACCAAGCCGATGACGCCTGTCCTAACGAAGCGGTATGCGAATACAGTAAGGCGCGTGCTCGTGAGGATTCTCTTCTGAATGCATTGATAGCTGCGTCTTCCGAAATAGAGATGCTGGTTGATTCCATAGAATCACTTTCTCCCGTGAGACTTATATCTTTCCGCAAATCAAATAATCGTCACATCGAAGTCATAAGCCAGATAAAGGCCACACGATGATCATTCGCGACGGCAAGGATGCTGTCTGCCAGGAGTGCGGCTTGCTGATCAAGCGCACGCAGAGTGAGGACGGCAAGAGTTCGTTCATGCACCACATGCCGAACGTGCCTACGACACAGGCTGGCAAGGCCCAACTGGACGAGTTCTTCGGCAAGTGCCCGAATCTGGGCAAGGAGATGGAAGCGTGAGAACAACAGCAACTGAGGCAGAGATTAGCCGCAGCATCATGGATTATTTGGCGGCAGAACATGTGTTCGCGATCAGGATGAACTCGGGGACCCAGATTGTCGAGAGCCAGGGGAAGAAGAGGGCTATCCACATGCACGCGCCGGGGACTGCGGATATCTTGGCGTTCGTGCGCGTAAATAAGCAGCACAGTAAGGAGAGTCAGTTCTGGCCAACCAAGGCTGTATGGCTAGAAGTGAAGACCGAAAAGGGCAAGCAGTCAAGCGTCCAGAAGTCATTTCAGGAGCAGGTCGAGTCCGAAGGGCATAAGTACGTCGTCGTCCGAAGCATCGACGATGTGATCGCGGCACTAAAATAGGTTGCACAACCCGCACTCGCAGAAGTACACTGCAAGTGCAAGGAAAGGGAATCAAGGCATGGAAAGCATATACTCCGCACTACAGCCCGTGACCAGCAGTATGTTCAGTCGCTTCGGCTACCATGAAGAATCTTGGCAGCTCCTCTTCGAATTCAAGTCCACCAAAGAGATTCGGGCCTATCAGAACGTTTCGCCCGAAGTGGCAGACGAAGCAAAATTTGCAGAGTCTTTGGGGAAATTCTTTAACTCTCAGATCAAAGGCAATTCGGCGTGGACATTCGAAACCCTTGGTGCCGATCCGTCCGTGCTCCCGCCTGCGCCGAAGAAGGCCGAGGTCGAATGCGGACTGAGCGAAGAGGAGTTGGACTTCATCGCGCCGGTGGCAGAAACGCTCCTGACCAAGACCACCCTTACTGACGGCTCCAATTCTATGGAGAGGATGTCTCCCGAGTATGCCGCCGCCAAGTATCCGACCACCAAAGTTGTCATGGAGGACTCCGACTGGCCAGAGGGGGAGAAAGATTACGTTGAGAAGGAATTGGATCGGCTCGCGCAGACAGCACTCACCACCCAGCCTGTCGGCGAAGTCATGGGCGCGTGGACCGAGCCAGTGACAGCCGTTGATGCCCTGAGCCTCCTGCAAGAGCGCGAAGGCGAAATCAAGGCCATCATCGCTCAATGCAAGAACGACTCCGACAAGGCTCTCTCTATCAAGGTCACGACGCCGCAGACGCGCCTACAGGCCAGCGACGTACTCACCATCCTCACGGACCGCAAGGACACGACATTGGCCTTGCTGGATCCGTTCCGCAAGATTTTGTACGATTCTTATACCTATGCCAATGACCTCAAGAAGAGCGCCATTGACCCCCTTGAGAACGCCGTGAAGAGCGTGAAGGCCCAGATCCTTACGTGGGACAGGGAGATGGAACGTCAGCGCCAGGAGGCGGTACGCAAGGCGCGGGAAGAGGCAGAGGCTGAATCGCGGCGACTGCAAGAAGAAGAGGCTGCGCGCATCAAGTTGGCTGATGTGAGTGACGCACTGGAAGATGGCGACACGGAGAAGGCGCAGACGCTATTCGATGCGCCTGTGGTCGTGCCTCACATTTACGTTCAGCCAACCTACATCGCCCCGTCCGCTCCGGTTATCGAGGGCCAGTCATCGCGCAGTAATTGGAAAGTCGTTGAGGATGAAATCTCGATGATCGACTTTTTGCGCGCCGTGAAAAATGACAAGTTCCCCCTGGAGTCGGCGGCGCAACTTCTTAGCCCGAATCTGACGGAACTCAACCGGCTTGCCAAAGCCCTCAAGACCGCTTTCAACGTGCCCGGCATGAGGGCTGAAGATCAGGGCTCAATCTCGGTACGCCGCAAGAAATAACTCAACAGGGAGAACGAATCAATGCAAACAGGAACAGTCGTAACCTTTAGCCCAGAACGCGGGTTCGGATTTTTGGATGTAGGACCCGGCAAGCCCCAGATTTTCGTGCATTTCAGTTCTGTGAATTGCGAAGGGTACAAGAAGCTCGACAAGGGACAGCGCGTGCAGTTTGAAATGGGGATTGCTCCCAACGGCAAGCCGCAGGCAGTCAACGTGACAGTTATTGACCCAGAGAAAGCAGAGGATGAACAATGGAACAGGCTCTGAATTTGAAAAGCAGCAGCAACATCAAGGGTGCAACATTCAACCCGGACGACCAGACCATCACAATTTCCTTTCACAGTGGGCACCAAGGCCAATATTTGGGCTGCACGGAAGAGGACGCGCGGGACTTCGAGAACGCAGACAGCCCCGGCAAGCACCTGCACGCGGTCATCAAGCCGCAGAGGCCGTACAAGCCGCTGTAACGTCGTTGAATAGGCACTAGGGTGCCTGATGGGAGGGATGAAATGAGCAATTGTGGAGTTTGCCTGAGTTCAGGACATGACTTTGGCGACAACGATTTTGCGATGTATACAGCGACGTTCAAAACGCCGATGCAATGTTGTGAATGTGGTCGCACCATTCCTGCGGGAGAACCGCATGAAAAAGCCCGTTTTCGAGAGGAAGCAGGAAGCTCAAAGTGGGCAACCAACCACACTTGCGCGGTCTGCGCTGAGATTGCCTGGGCGTTCTTTTGCGACTCTCGGCGTTATGAATGCCTGTGGGATTACATCAACGATGATCTGTTCCCGAAGTTCTCGCAAAGCTGCTTGAACAAGTTGAAATCCCCAGAGGCAAAAGCGGAACTACAGCGCCGCTGGTTGTCCTGGAAAGGTCTCGCGGCGTAGGCACCGTAACGATACGGGCTACGACTCCAACGCAAGAAAGAGAGGAACTAAGGAATGGACTGGAAAGAGAAAACTGTTATTCGAATCCTGCTAGTGATAGCCCAATGGATCGCGCCGAATGAGTGGAAGAAGGACGTTGAAACGCTGGCCACACATATCAGCGTCAACACTCCGAAATAGAAGTCCAGGCGTGATCTACGATCTAAGGGAAGGTAAGCATTGTCTGACATCTCCGAATACCGCATCCCCGACCAGGCACCGGAGTACCCGGAAGAGAAGGAGCGTCCACGGCCCCAAACGGTGGAAGCAGTGGCTCCGTGCTCGATCGATGGAGAACGAGTCCTACTCGGGGCTGTGCTCCTAGACCCGGCCTGCTTCAACGAGATTGCCGAGGCGCTGACGCCGGAGGACTTCTTCCTCGACAGCCATCGGCGCATCTTTCAGCGCATGGCCGACCTGATCGACGCGCAGCAAGCCGTAGACCTTGTGACCCTATGCGCGGAACTCGACCGCCACAAGGAGCGCGAGTCAGTCGGTGGCGCGGCGTTCATTTCCGGCCTTACGGATGGACTACCGCGGCGGCCCCAGATTGCCGACTACATTCGCATCGTCAAGGAGAAGTCCCAACTCCGCCGGCTGATGGCAATCTGCTCCTCTGTGCTGTCGCGCGCGGCCGACCAGAGCGAGACGGCGATGGCGGTTCTGGAAGACGCGGAATCGCAGTTGCTGGAGGTGGCCCAGGAGTCGAATACCAGCAAGTTGCGAGACTTCGGATCTTCTGTAACTCAAGCGGGAGGGCCAGATCAATATATTCGCCAGTACACCGAACCGAACCTCAAGGTGGGACTTCCGACGGGTTTTATTGATTACGATCGGCTTACTGGAGGTCTTCAGAAGGGAGAGTTGACGATCATTGCAGCCAGGCCAGCGCAAGGAAAAACTAGCATTTCAATGAATATTCTCGAAAACGTATGCTGCGGAACAGATATGGTAGCAGCGTTCTTTTCTTTGGAGATGTCGAGGCCCTCGGTGGAGCGTCGGTTCATGGCATCTAGGGCTCGCGTGGACATCAAGAGGGCCATGGAGGGAGAATTCCTTAGCTCGGAGGAAAAAAGAAAGCTACAGAAGGCACTAAATGACTTGGTGGAGTCTCGCATATTTATCGACGACTGCTCCAATATGACCCCGATTCAGATGAGAGCAAAGGGTCGCCGGCTAAAGCAGCGCGAGGGGCGCCTTGATCTTGTGGTGATCGATTACATCAGTCTCGTATCGGGAGACAAAAAAACCCAAAACAGGGAACAAGAAGTGGCGCTTGTGTCTCGATCCCTGAAGGCAATGTCAAAAGAACTCGATTGCCCCGTGATCGCTCTTGCCCAACTCAATAGGAATAACGAACAGCGCCAAGATAAGCGTCCCGTATTGTCAGATCTGCGGGAATGCTTGTCAGAAAAAGACACTTTTCTGTTTACTTCTGGTGGTGTTCAATCTAATATGGAATCTCCTATGAACACGTATAGTTTAAGCAATGAAAAAATCAAACCTGTCCCTTCCTTCAACGTTCCGAAGGGGGTATCGCAAGCGATTAGAGTCAGGACGAGATCGGGGCGCGAAATTGTATGCACTCCAAATCACTCCATACTCACGGATGTTGGCTGGGTCAAGGCCAAAGACCTAACTCCAGATCACGCTATTGCTGCGGCGAGAAAGATCGACAGCCTGCCTGGGCGTATTTCTATACCGGAATCTCGGTGGATTGGGAGAATGCTCGGAAATGGATCAATGCTAGGGTATTCATCCCCATCCTTCATTTGTTCTTGCGCGGATGTTGCCAAGGATTTCTGTGAGGACACTGAAAGGCTATTCGGTCTTATCCCTAGATATCACAAGCACTCAAGCGATAAGGTTTTCCAGTACGACATAACAACGCGATCGAAGAGGACAAGGGAAGGAAACCCCGTAAAAAATTGGCTAATGTGCCACGACTTGTGGGGTAAAAAAGCCCACGAGAAAAGCATCCCGGAGTGGTTTATGGAGCAGGCCGATGACGAGTCTATCGCCAACATGATAGCTGGCCTAGTAGAGACAGATGGATCGGTATTTACCACCTCTGTTCCGATGGTAAAGTACAGCACCACAAGCAAAAAAATGGCATGGCAATTTATGTGGTGCTTGAGCCGCCTTGGAGTATTTGCAAAGATTGATGAGGGGGATCTTAGTCCCAAGGCTAATTTTGTTTGCTATAGTGTATTGATCCAAGAGGGGAAAGAGGTAGATTTATTTCGGTCAAAGATTAATTTGGTAGGGAGAAAAGGAAGAACTCTTCTTGGCTTGAACCCTAGTTTGCACGGCAGCAATCATGGAGACCGTTTGGGAGTGTGGGTAAGTTCAAAGCTGAGGGAAATTTCTCTTGCGAATGGGATGTCATATGGCGACTTGGGATACAGGAGCCAGGGAAAGCGCATAAGCCAAGTAGATTTGTCCAAGGCCCTCTCTGTATTCTCTAGGCGTGGCATCAAGGTCCCAGAGTTGTCTGTCCTAATTAACTCGTACATTTTTTGGGATCGGCTCAAGAGGATAGACGCGGCAGGAGACGTTAAGGTATTTGATCGTATCGTGCCAGGTCCTAATAATTTCATAGCGAACGGCATAGTGGTTCACAACAGCGGGCAAATTGAACAAGACGCAGATGTTCTCAACTTTGTCCATAGGCCAGAATACTATGACCGAGATAATGACGAGTTGAAGGGGATTGCAGAGCTTATTTGCGCGAAGCACCGTAATGGTGCTACTCGCACCATTCACCTTGCATTTGAAGGTTCCCTCACTCGTTTCGACAATATCGCAAGGAGATAGACCATGAACGCAGCACCGAAGATCAAGCAGATTCTTGCCGATGTGTCTGGATATGACTTGATCGACATAACCGACGAGAGTACACTGACGTTGGATCTTGACTTGGACTCTTTAGACATTGTGCATCTAGCGCAAGAACTAGAGTCCGAGTTCGGAGTAGGCATACCAGATACAGACATAACGGCGACAATGACTGTCCGTGATCTGGTAGAGACGATCAACAAGATGATTTAGAAATCAGCACAACCACGAAAGAAGGAACCATGGACTTTGTGATCGAAAAAGGGGTTTATATCCCCGAGAAGATTTCTCCATTCAGCCAGCGCGTACCCGTCGAGTCGAAGTATCCTATTTTTGCGCAGATGGAAGTCGGCGACAGCTTTGCGGCCCCCAACGTTGACAAGAAGATGCTCGGCAACCTGGGCGGCGCACGCGCGGCATACCAGAAGAAGCACCCCGGCGTGAAGTTCACCTCGCGCACCATCAAGGAAGAGGGCGTCATCCGCATCTGGCGCATCAGCTAGTCGCCGGCAGGGGCAGTCGTTGGCGAATCACGGCTGCCCTGAAGGACACGACCCATGCCAAAGTCAGGACCGCGGGAATTGGAAGCATACCATCAACGAGTTTTAGACGAGGAGCGGCAGAAATCTAGTCGCCCGATGAAAGGAAATATGGCAAGCACAGATTTCAACACAGAGAAGCTGGACGCGGAATCAGTTGATGCCGCGTCCAAGAGAGTGGCGGCAATGTTCGCTGTCGAGCACCCCGCAGTTACAAACCTCCCCTTGGATCAGGCGCTTGGCGTGAGCCCTGCTCCTGCATCCGAGCCCACCGAGAAGAAGCAGAGGACCACTGTGGCGAAATTGGCGCAGCGGTACCAAGAGCGCGAGGCTGAACTCGCCAAGAATATCGACGAGATCAAGCGCATCATCGGCACGTACCAGCGGACCTTGGCGGAGGCGGAATTTAAGCTCTCCGTCTGGCGTGAGGCTCTGGCCGAGATTGGCGCCGACTGACTCAATATGTGGGCGGCTTCTCATTTGATCTGCCGCCCACGCAGTCGTCGCTGAATAGGCGCCACGGTGCCAAGAGAAAGAAGGATCTTGATGAAAGCTTTGAGCGTAAGAGCGCCGTGGTGGTGGGCGATCATCCATGGAAAGCCCGTCGAGAACCGGGATTGGTCTACGAAGTTCCGGGGGCGATTTCTACTCCACGCAAGCAAATGGTGGAATCGGACGGAGATCGACTTTGACTACGAGAGCATCAGGGCGATGGTTAGGAAAGACGGGTTGGACTGGCCTGATCCGAGCTTTTCTCTTCTTCGCGAGACGGGCGGATTGATTGTCGGCTCTGTTGAGATCGTGGACTGTGTGACCGAACATCCGAGTGCATTCTTTGTCGGTAAGTTCGGATTTGTGCTCCGTGATCCTATCTTGTTCGATCTGGAACACAGGATTCCGTTCAAGGGCGCTCCTGGCTTCTTCGATGTGCCGGATGAGCTTTTAGGTAGGTAACGTAGCGATATACGCTACGTCACCTGCTTTAACGCTTGCAAAATGTCTCATCCTCCGTGTATTGTGATTCGTGAAAGGAAAGGTAAGCGATGCCCAAAAACAGCTATCAGCACGGCTCAGTAACCCTCATATCCCTCAAGTCGGGTCCGGTATGGAGGTTGCGCTACCGGCGCGACGGGAAGCAGTTCTCCGACTTCATCGGGACGCAGCGCCAGTACCCCGACAAAGCCGACGCGATACGGGCCGCCGAGCGCATGATGTCGATCATCAACGGGCCGACCTCCGAGTGCGTGACGATGGCCGACCTGGTGGACCGCTTCCTGCGCGAAGCGATGCCTGATCGGAAGTCCACCGCCAACTCCTACAAGTCCATCCTGTCGCGCATCCGAGAAGCCTGGGGTAGTACGCGCATCGACAAGTTCACGCTGGATATGGTTCAGGTCCAGAACTGGCTGGAGGGCCTGACCACGGTCAGACAGCGCCCGAAGCGTGCGCCCGCGAAGCCTCTGTCTGGACTCTACAAGGCCCAGGTGAAGGCCCTGCTCCACCTCCTGATAGAGAAGGCAATGCTCTGGAAGGTGATCCAGATGCAGCGCAACCCGGTGGAGGTGGTGAAGCTCAAGGGATCGAGCGCACGCGCCAAGGAGATTGTCATCCTGACCATCCCGCGGTACCAAGCATTGCTCGACGATCCAGAACTTCCGGAACTGGTCAAGGTCATCATTCAGGTGACCGCTGCGCTCGGACTGCGCATCTCGGAGACGCTGGGGCTCCAGTGGAAGGATCTCGACTTCGAGGCCAACACTATCTCCATCGAGCGCGGCGTGATCGGCGGGGAGACAAACAACGTGAAGACGGAGGGCTCCCGGCAGGTGTTACCTCTGCATCAGAATCTGGTGGACCTCCTGCGCGAGTGGCGCGCTTACCGGCCGGTTATCGGCGACTGGATCTTCGGCTCGGAGCGGACGGGGAGGCCCTACGACAGAGATCCGTTGAGGGAAGAGTACCTGAAGCCAGCCGGGGCGAGGATTGGCGCTTCGGGGCTTGGATGGCATTCCTTGAGGCATCTGAACCGCGCTATTCAGAAGCAAATAGGCCTACCGATGGAGACTCAGCGCAATTTAATGCGCCACTCCCGCATCGCGACGACCATCGACACTTACGGCGGCAACGACAACCTGGAACAGACGAGGCCCGCAAACGAGCAGATCGTGCGCGTGCTTCCGTGGAGAAAGGTATCTTGAGCGAACCGAAACCAGCGATGCACAACTTCCCGCAGGCAATCAACATGCTGCGCTTGACGAAAATGACGGATGGGGCGTTCAACTTCGATCCCCTCTCCGTGGAGATAGTTTACCCGGTCGTCACGACTCGTGTCTGGTACACCAGTCAGCACCGCATCCACGGATACTTCTACCTTGAAAAGAATGGCGTGGGATACTTCGTTGGATACAAGTGCAATGAGTGTCAGGAAGTCTTCCTCGTGCCGGATACTGTCGAGGAAAACGGAGAATTTCACAGCGCAATGATGCACAAGTACATGGAGGCATAATGAGCGAAAAACAAGATGTCTGTGTTCATCCGAAGGTTTATCGGAAATACGAAGTCGATGGCGTAAGCTGGAGCGGCGAGTGGGCGTGTGGAACTTGCAACGCGAAGTTCTACCACATGGAAGACATGGTATTCCCTGCCGGCGGTAAGTTAACCGTCATGGATCCGCAAGCGACCCTCCGCGACCAGTTCGCGATGGCGGCGCTATCAGGAATGATGTATGCGGAATCTAGCATGACCGCAAATAATGTCGCCAAGCTCGGCATTCCGGAGGCGGAATGAAATCCATCGAAGTGAAGAAAAGCGCCACCGTAGACTGGATGTATCCGAACATCTACAAAGAGGAGCCGCTGGATTGCCTGACCATCGCCCTCATGCACGTCCGCGCGGCCAACGACATCGAGATTGAGTTCAGCGGAGAGCGCAACGGCTGGGTGATCTACATGACGGTAACCGTTGGCTACAGGCCCAGCGGCAAAGGGCACGATGAACCCATCGAGGAGCGCCGCGAGAAGGCGTTCATCCCCGCCTGGGACGAAGACGAGTGGGACGAAAATCAGGAGGAGGCGGAATGAGCATAGTCCACATTCTGATCAAGCGGTACTATGACGGCAACGGATTTTTCATCCTCGGCGCGACCGAGAAAGACGAGGTGGCGCAGGCGTTCTGCATGGGCGGCGGCGATTCCGATTGCGCTACTGAGTCCTACGAAGTGGAAACGGAAGCGCCGGTTCTATCGAAGCAGTGCTCCGTTAAGCCAACAGACTGGGAGGCGGAATGATCGTCGAGTGCGGAGTGTGCCACGTAGCCTATGAGGAGTCCATCCGAAGCACGCACTGCCCACACGAGCAGAGCGCCGGAACAACAGTGCGGTCACCTTCCGCTAAGTGCATTTGCGGCCACGGATACGACCGTCACATGCACAATAGCGACATATGCGCTGAAGATTGCGGATGCCGTGGCTACCAGATGGCCAGCAAGGAGGAGGCGGAGTACGTCAGCCCCTACTTCCACGGTAAGCCGCCGGTGGTGAATATCCCCGCCTCCGCCTTCAACATGATGGATTGGATCAACGATTCAATCGACCGCATGACTGGAGCGCAGCCAATTTGGGCGATGAACGCTCCGCAATCCAACCCCTTTGACGCAACCTGCGACGGTAGCTACCCAAATAACGGCGGCGATATCACGCTGAAGAGCTTGCAGGCGGCCTACGCATCGGCAAAGTTCGGCGGCCAAGAGGTCCGCGTCAACCCCTACATTCCGAAGAACGAACTCTGGATGGTCAGCAGCAAGGGCGACATCCTCAAGATAGTCAACATCGGCAATCATCCGACTCCGATCAGCGACGAGGATGAGCCGAGTCTGTGCAGAGGAGAATCCAAATGAACTGGATGACGGCGAAGTTCAACGGCGAATGTGTCAGTTGCACATGCAATATTTATGAGGGCGAACGCATCCTGTTCGACTTCGAGGAACGCGAAACCTATTGCAGCAAGTGCGGAGAGCGGATCAAGCCAGACCCGAAGAAGGAGGCAAAGTAGATGGCAGACATTAAGCAGGCCGCAAAGTGGATCGAGCAGGGAAGAACCGTAACTCGCCACGACGGGTATCTTTATCAGGGTAATGAAATAGAAGAAGGCTTGAACATGTTTCAAATCGTTTGTCTCGATGAAGATACCCGTGAGAACTTGATAGGCACAATGTTTACTGACGATATTCTAGCCGAAGACTGGGAGATTGCCGAATGATAAGCCGCATCGAAGTGCAATTTGCTGTCCCGGTTGAACTAACAGACCGCGAGATGCAGGACATTCACCGCATCGTCAACAACGCCGCGCGGCGCTCTCAGACGCCTGAGCTTATTCATTGGGCGGCGGGGACTGGCTCAAAGCCGATCTGGAGGAAGCCGCAGGAACCTGAATGGGACGATTCGGTTTTCTTCATCGAGTGCTGCGCCCGCGAGAGATACGAGACGGAGAAGTTCGTCCCGTTCACCGACCTCCGCACCAAGCTCCTACAGGAAGCCGATTTCCTTGGCAGGAAAGATGGCGGCAATATCTCCGAGTTCGAGATGAAGCAGGCTATCGCCAGAATTTGCGATAGCAGTCAGGATGCCAAATGATCCACTCCCTAAATTTCAATGTAGGCCAGCGCGACGGAAAATGGTTTGCCCTTTGGGATGATGCGGAGACCAACAACCACATGGAAGGCCCTGCAAGGGACACCGAAGCGGAGGCCATTGCCGACAGGGATCATGCTGCACAGTTGGCGGTGATGGTGCTTCGGCAGCGTATGCCGGGAGCAGTAATTACGAAGGAGAGTATCCAATGACCGACCTCTTCGACGCGCCCGCCGAGTTCCCCGAATCCGTTCTGCTGTCCATCTACAACGCCTACCCGCGCAAGACCGGCCGCCCAGCCGCTCTAAAGAGCATCAACAAGGCACTGTGGCGCATCTGCGGCGGCGAGATCGACGGCCAGCCGCGCACCCAGGCAGAAGCCATCGACTTTCTGCGGATCAAGACCGAAGAGGCCCGGCGCCAGATGTACGGCCGACTCAGCGCACGCATCCCGCACATGACTACATGGCTGAACCAATCGAGGTACCTGCGCCCCGAACTCAAGGACTGCGAACTGCCGGCGCAGATGAGCGCCTGCATCGAGATCCTGGCCGAGTACCCCAACCAGCCGCCGGCAGACGCGATCGGATCCGACCCGGCATCCTTCGCGCTGCACCTCTGCGCGATCGACAAGGCGCTGGAGTATATGGAGCGGTCCCAACCCGGCCTGCGGCGCGAGAACCACGAGCGGCGACTCAAGGCGCGCACGCAGTTGTACGCTATGGCCGTCAGTGACTGGCCGGTATCCGATATGCAGTACGTTCCGAGTCCGAGGAGATTCTTCGATGAGCACAGGTTTGAGCAAGACCCCGCAATCTGGCGGCGCAAACTCGTCAACGGATATGACCAAGAGCGCGCCCAGGCCCAGCGACTCGTCCAATAAGCGAACGGCGGCAGTCGGCATGGTCATGGTGAAAGAGATGTTTCCGGTCAACCAGCAGGAGTCCGATGCCGCGGCGAAGTTGCGAGTCGAGTTGCTAGCCGAGGTCGTGGATGCTGTCGGCCCGGAAGCCTTCTTGGCGGCAGTGAAGAAGGCAATCAGTATCAGCAAGGGACGTTACGATTGTACCGTCAGCAGGATCAGAGATTGCGCCGGCCTTCAGCACGTCCCTGATCCGTCTCCGGCGATGAAGGCGTGGGCAACCGTGACCGAGATCGTCCAGCGGCACGTCAGGGAAGCGCCAGAGGGCGGCATTCGGCTTGAGCCCTATGTGTACCGGCGCGGAGATGAAGTGCTAGAGGTGCCTGTCCCGGCCATTCCTGAGCCTATGGCGCGCGCGTTGCGCAGCCTGGGAGGGTGGAAGGCCCTGATGGATACTGAACCGGCCTACTGGAGCCAGCGGATGCGGGACTTCTGCGGGGCGTATCAGGAAGAATCCAGTCTCAAACGAGACTGCGACGAGAGGAGATTGACGGCATGAACACAGTGGTAAGGATTGAATTTGGCTCACATTTGTACGGGACCAACACAGAAACCAGCGATCACGATTACAAATCGGTGTACATACCATGCGGTTCTGACATCCTTCTTCAGAGGGTAAAGGGATCTACTGGCCACGAAGTCAAGCGGTACGAGGGAATGAAGAACTCGCCTCAAGATACAGACGATGAGGCGTATTCCCTTCAGAGATATTTGGGACTTCTAGCCGAGGGGCAGACTGTCAGCATTGACATGCTGTTCGCTCCCAGTCCTCTAATCTCCACGCCGCTATGGGAAGAGATTCGCGCCAACAAGGACCGTCTACTCACAAAGAAATCTGCGGCGTTCGTTGGATATTGCCGGACCCAGGCGAACAAGTACGGCATCAAGGGGAGCCGGGTGGCGGCGGCGAAGCGGGCCGCTGAGTTCTTTTTAGATCATCATCGGTCAAGCGGAGCAACCGCCAAGGTAGGAGAACTTGAGCCTCTTCTGTCGGGACTGTTCGATGAGCATACGCGAGTCATCACAAAGGAGACAGCGCCTGGAAAGTTTGAAACCTACTTCGAGTGCTGTAACCGAATGGTAGGTTTCAAGAACACGCTCAAAGAGGCTGCGTCGATCTATACTCGCATCTACGACGAGTACGGCCACCGGGCGCGGCTTGCACAGACCAATGAAGGAATCGACTGGAAGGCCCTTTCGCACGCTGTCCGAGTAGCGAATGAGGCTATGGAGCTTCTGATGACCGCGAACGTCACCTTTCCGCTTCCGAACAGGGATCATATTCTCGCAATCAAGAAAGGGCTTCTTCCTTACGGTAAGGTCGCCGAGGAAATCGAGGGGCTTCTTTTGGATGTCGAACGAGCTTCGGAAGTTTCCACGCTACGCAATGATCCTGACACGAAATTCATCGATGCTCTAGTGAAGAAGGTATACCGGGAATCTGTATTGATGGAGGCGTCATGAGCAACATCTACGGAGTGAATAAATGGATCAGCGTCAAAGACAAGATGCCAGATACACGCGGGGAAGTGGGCCATTCCATTTCGGTGCTCATCTGGAACCCCTTCAACCAATGCGTTTTCATGGCCATATGGCGCGATGGAGAAGGATGGGAAGATTGGACTAACGGGCAGCATAAGCACTGCGAAGACGAGATCACCTATTGGATGCATCTACCCGAGCCACCGGAGGCATCATGAATAACATCTACGGCATCTCTTACATCTCCCGAGAAGTCCTTGAAATGCAGCGCATCGAGAACGGAGTCATCAATGCCACTCTATACATTCTCTGGAACTCCCCAAGCGGCCTATTACGCCCCGGAGACTTCATGCGCTCAATTCTCAGGCAGGCGCATAAGTGCTTTGCCGGAACGGATCAAGACGGGGGATTCTACGTGCGGCATGACAAGGGACACTTCTTTCTCTATCCAAAAGAGTTCTGCATTAAGGAGAACCGCGGAGGATGGGGGCGGCACTGGTACCACTGCCGCATCGACCCGGATCTTGCCTGCTGGATATTCGAGGTGATGCCATGACCGACACCTGTACCTTGCCAATGCTGGGTTCGCCGACGTTCTCCTGCGACGTCGAGATGTACATTTACCTGCTTCGCCACGAGGGCGATCCTCTCATTGATGCGTGGTGGATTGGATGGGAGTTTGCGCAGAAGGGGCGCACCCTGGAGCGAGCACTTTGGAAAGTGAGATACGGAATATGACCGACCAGAAACTAATCGGCTACGCCATCGGAGCCATAATCTTCACCTTCATCGCGTCCGTCTTCTGCGCGGTAAACTGGACGATAGACTGGTTCGACGACCGTCGCCAGGCGAGGGCAGATGCGGAAGAACAGACACAGTGACACCGTTTGCAGCGCATGTAATCACGGCAAGCATGGGCGATGCAGTGGGCGGCGGCAGTTGGCGACCGGTGGATACGGGCCTTGCGAGTGCGAATGCGCCAAAACAGAAAGGAAAGAGGATGGACCAGTGGAAGCCCAAGAAGCAGTTCGCCCCGGAGGAGGTCGAAGCGGCGATGGCTCGAAAGGGAGGATTCTCCCGCGAATCGCTGGCGAAGTTGGGCGTTCCATGGCCACCTCCGAGCGGTTGGCGCCGGGCCATCACGAAGAGACCAGAAATCCCATCCGCCATAATGGATGACGCGCGCACTCGAACTCCTGAAGAGTGGTATGCGCTGATTCCAAAGTTAGCTCATTGGGCCTTCAAGGGGAGAACCATTTGCCCCGAAGCAGAATGAAGTTGGCGGAATTACCACTATTTTGTCGGGTGAAAGATATTTATGCTTGCGCGGAATCTTTATCTTCTTTGCGGCTTCCCGTATATCCCAAACTACTCGACCAAGGTTCTTTTTCACATCTTGGTTTGTGAATCGAATAACGGTCCACCCCAACTTCCTGATGGATTCAGTACGAATCGCGTCAAGGGTCTGCTGCTCAGGAGTGAAATGGTATCCACCATCGACTTCGACCGCCAACTTCCCAGGAAGTATCTGGAAGTCTACAAAATAGGACCCCACCGACACTTGCGCATCGAAGGATATAGCCTGCTTCAGAAGCTCTCCCGCAAGCAGCATTTCAGATGGAGTTTGACGATTAATAAGGTCTTCGCGCTTTTCTTTGAGAGACAAGCTTTTCCAGTAGGACTCTTGGGTGCTTGATGCAGGTATTACGCTGACAACCTTGCCTTTCTTTATCTTTTTAGGATTGGCAGAATGAGCTTTCGCGATCTTCATTCGTTTCGTGACGGCCCCTAGTCTCTCAAGGGCTGCTTCTCTGGTGTTAGTCCTTTCCGCCTGATCCATTTTTCCGCAGAGTAAACACCTTACGAAGTGGCAGTGGATGCGGGCGTGGAGGTAATCTTCAGGCTTGAAGCATGGCTCTGGTAAATCTTCACGGCAAACAGAGCAGAGCATTACTCCACCGCCTGTGCGAGTACGGTAAACTTGGATTGGGGTGTCATGGTCGGACTTTCCTCCGATTAGGGTTTGCGCCGGGGTTCCAGCCCCGACACCCTTCCATTATATCAACTTTTCCCTAAAATCAACCTCCCAAATGCAACCGTTCATCAACTTCTGGCGCTACAATACCCGCGATGGGCACCCAAATTGTTGTCGCAAATCCGTCGCATATCCCGCAGCCCGAGTACCTTGCGCCCCAAGAAATTGACGTTGAGGAGTACAACTGCGAGATCCACGCAGCCGCCAAGTCGCTGCGCGTCAGTTCCATGCGGATAGCCTTTTACGGCTTCAGGATGAAGATGGCGGATGGATGGACAGCTTGGGGGTTCGAGTCAGGCCCCCGAGGCGAAGAGGCGTACATCGAGTCCGTGGGCATCCCGCGCTCGACCTGGTTCCGGCTGGTGCGCGTCGGCCAGGCTATGCACCAACTCCCTTTGGCGGAGCTCGAAAAGATCAGCGTCACGAACGCCGAGATCCTGCTGTCGGTAAGCCCGACCATCCTCTACGACCACAACTGGGTATTCGAGGCCAAGACCCTTCCCTCTACCAAGCTGGCCGCACTCGTGGCGGAACGCAACAAGGTGGCCGGCGACGACCGCGAGCCTCTTACGATCCTGCATTTCAAGGTCCCGGTACTGGCCAAGCAATCCATCGACGAGATGCTGGACGTATTTAAAGACAAGAACATGCTGTCCAGCCGGGGGCAGGCTATCGAGTTTATGGTGGCCGACCTGCACGACCGGACGAACCTACTGGCATCGGTAGACAAGGCGCTCAAACTGATCAAGGGGGCCTACGTCGGGTTGTCGTCCAAAAAGATATCGGCACCGGACGAGATGTACTGGATTGAACTGGCGATGGAGGCACTCAGTGAGGCTCGTGAGAAAGCGGTTCAAGCCGCCCGATCGAAACCCGACCGCGGTAAAGAAGGTAGGGGGGCGTGAAATCTGCCTCAACAACGACGCAGGGCGAGCCGCTTATAAGCAGCGGAAAATGCTCATGTGGCAACGTCAGTCAGGTTTTTGTAGCCTCTGCGGAAAACCAGTATCGCTTAGTGAATGCACCTTTGAGCACGCTCAAGGTCGGACTTCAGGGAGAAGAGATGATCGCGTTATCGACGAGAACGGACAGCCAATCAACTCAATATGCCACCCTCGGTGCAACCAGGACAAAGGGTCTCGGCATTTTCAACCGGATATTCCTCGCGGCTTCGATCCTGATCCTAGCTTCGGCGAGTAGCGCCTTCGCGCAAGTCGGCGCGGCCATCAGCGGCCAGTGGGTGACGACCAGCGGAACTCCAGCGGCCAACGCGCGCCTCACGGTCTGCCCGTACACTGCCAGCGGCATCCCCTGCTATCCGCAGGCGACCATCTACGCCGATCCTGGGCTTACTGTACCACTATCGCAGCCCTACGCGACAAACAGTTACGGGAACGCCACGGTCTACGTCGCGACGGGAGCATACATAGTCCAAGTCGCCATCAACGGAACAATCACATACTCATATGGATGGACAGCATCCACGGGTTCTGGAAGCATATCGGGAACAGGTGCGCCTACAGGCTTAACCTGCAATGCGAACAACGCAGGACAGATTTACGTCAACAAAGTGACAGGCGAGATTTACACATGCAACGGCGCAGCGTGGACATTGCCGCCAGCAGCCGGAGGGCCGTACTTGCCGTTGGCGGGTGGCACACTCGCAGGCCCCCTCAACGGCACGAGTGCTACTTTCTCAGGCACCGTCGTGGCTCCCACGACAAATGGTATCCACTATTCAGGAGAGTATGCGGGAAACGATTGGGTTTCAAAATTGCAAGCTTGTTTACTTTCGAACACAACAGGAACTTGCACGGTGGACGGTTCTAATGGTTTCAGTCAAACTGGAACTACCGTTCTAACTACATCAGGATTAGGACAATCAATTCAGTTTATTCAGTCAGGAATATACACTGTCTTAAAAGGTATTATTTTAACTGGAGGCGATACAGTTATAGGAATGTCGCCTAGTTACGGTCATAATCCTGTAAGTATAGAGGCTGCAAATAATGCTGCAATAAATACGCCGCTTATAACGGTTGGGAGCGGTGTAGTAATTGCTTGGATAGATATCGATGGAAATACATGCGGTGTTGGTTGGGGACTTTGCCATACAAATAACGGCATGAGTGGAGCAAATCCTGTTGTTTCTATTTCTGGGGGAGGTAACCAAAGGCTAACGAGTATAGGCATATGGAATGGAACGGACGCAGGAATTATTAGCACTGGCGTCAATAATTTGTATTTAGAAAATGTTCTTGTAGCTGGTAACTCTAAGCAAGGATATCTATGTTCTGGTAGCGGCGATATATGGATTCAAGGTGGTTCGCAATTTGAAGCCAATGGCTACTCGGGAATAGAATTAGCGGGTTGCGGTTCTGTTAGGATGACAGGCGGCGATATCTCTGTAACAGGTTCTCTCGGTGCTGGTGCGACCAGCACTAAATGTAGTCTCTATGTGCACGGTTTGAGTGGAAGTCAATTAGCTACAACTAATATTTTCGACTCGGTGCAATTTGGTTCGGCGGGTAGTTCTGCTATATGTGATGTAAATAATAGTACTAATCCGTCTATCCCATTTAATTTACAAAATATATATCAAGGTATTCAGTCTATTTCGCCTAGTTCTTCTTATCCTAATATCTATGTTTATAACGGACAAAATGATTTTTTCTCTGGGACAGTATATTCTTATGGTTCGCAATATGGAATACAATTTTCTGAGTCAGGCTCAGGGTTCGCATTACCTTCTTCTGTTAGATTAGTTTTTGCGAACGGTACAACGCTTTCAAACGCATGGAATGACACAACTGTTTACAAAAATGATTTTTCTGGTTCTATAGTTGGCAATACACAGACTTATTTTAGCGAAGGACCATTTGAACAATGTACAAAGACTTCAAATGGATTAGATTCTTGTACCGAAACATTCAATGAGGCATTTAGTAATTCGAATCCAGTAAAAAGCATTTATATGCCCAATCTGAATGGTGGTGGGTATCAAAACTATGAATCTATCGGTGTAAATTCAGCGCCTTATAATTCGACAGCACTAGGATTCACTTATAGCAGTTCCGGTTCTACATCTAATAAAGCATTTTGGGGAGTAGCTGGAGGTGTCAATGCGGCGTTTATTGACGGATTAGGAAATGTGACAAATCTTAATTCAGTAACTTCCGGTCATGTTACTATCGGCACTGGATCATCGTTGAATATATACTCTGGGAATTATGCCTCCGGATCTCAATTTGGACCGACTATAAGATCATCAGCCGGAAATAATCTGATTCTTAATTCTTATGGTGGAACGTCATCTGTTTTTCTCAACAACGATAATGGTAGCGGAACCGGAGGAACTAATTTCGGAAATGGCGCTGGAACAATTGTTGCTGTTATTGATGGTTCTGGGAATATATCCGGAAATACAGCTACAGTGTCCTCAGCCCGTCGCGGAACGTTCACCTGCACTGCTGGTGGAAATATTCTTATTTCAAACACTAACTTTATCACTGGATCAGATGTTTTAGTCACAATGGAAACAAGCGGAGGAACACCTGCGCAACCATATATGAATACACCATCAAGCGGTGCAAGTTTCAAAGAACAATGCGGTGCCTCCGACACGAGCGTGTATCGATATACGATCTGGAACTGAAGCTAGATAACCGCTACGGTGCCTGACGTTTTGTAGTAATTTTCTTTTAAGGGGATTCGGATGCCATCGAGAATAGGCGATCCAGAGCACGACGAACACGGGCGAATCAGGGAGCTAGAGAAGGGGATGGCGACCGTAACTTCAGATGTGAGGGCATTGACCGATTGGAGGGTGGAAGTGGCAGACCCTAAATTGGACAAGATCCACAGAATCCTTATCGATGGAGACGGCGATAATCCCTCGCTCGTGACCCTGGTTGCCCTGATTCTACAGAAGTTCGACCTGATCCTCGACACAGTTAAGTGGACAGGGAAGGCTCTTGTTGCCCTCGCCTCGCTTATCGTTGCCATGATCGGGATCAATGCGGTCTGGGGTCCTGCAATCCGCCATTATTTCGGCTTGCCAGTTGCCTATATCGCATCACCCACAACGGGAGTATCATCGCAGCATCAGGTATACCAGAAAGCATCGGAGTGAACATGGCAGACGAAACACCTTTGATCCCATCTCCTGAACCAGAAGCGCCACTTCCCGCGCCAGAACCCACCCCAGAAATGCGCCCGTGGGTGCCCGGAGATCCACCTCCGGGGAGTGGCCCGGTAAACTGCTAGACGAAGAAGAAAGCGAGTGACTATGAACGAGGATCTGTCTGATGCCGTCGCTATTTGCAAGGGCCTTTGGCTCTCTATTCGGAGCAACCGTTACTTCGTCGCTTTTGAAGGCGGGGCAATCGCCGCAGCCGGTAATGCCGTCGTCGCAGCCTACAACAACAACGGGCAACTCGACTTCAGCGCCCCAGCCATCCACAAGCTTATTGGAGTCGCTATCGTCGGAGGCATCGTCGCAGTCCGCATGCTCAATCGTCCGTCCCCCGGAACCAACTCACCCAGCAACCAGCAATAAGGAGCAAACCGTGAACCTCACTCAGCCATTCAAGTCCCTTGGGCACTTCTTCGCGACAGCCGTGCAGCGGATTCTCGCCGACACGCCGAAGATCGAAGCCTCCGCCACCGCCGCAGAAGGTAGCGCCGAAGTAGTGGAAACCGTTTCTGCCGCCCTCCCCGTCTATGGTCCCTTGGCCGTAACCGTGGAGAAGGCAGGATACGCACTGATCGGTGAACTGATTGCCGTTCTCCATGCTGGCGATGCGGCAGCCGAAGCCAAACTGGCTGATGCCGGATTGGATATCAATGTCATCAATACCGTCAAGGCTATTGCGGCCGATCCTTCGATCAAGGCCGTTGCGAAGATGATCTGATGGCGCGCGCGATACAGATCGCAACACTTGTCCTAGTCCTCACCGTCACTTTGGCGGTGGGGATTGGCGTTTGGGGGTGCTTTGGCATGGCCTCTCACCTCATCGCGGCCGCGGATCGCGTTTCGGATGCGACGAGACAGTTCTCAGGCATGAACGGGACAATAGCCGAGACAGACAAGTTGCTCCTCGCTCTCAAGTCCACTACCGTTCATGCTGATATGGTGATTGCCCATGAAGACAAGCAACTTGCAAAGTATGACGGATATGCTCGAAATCTTGACGCAGAGATTTCTCGATTGGCAGGTCATAGCGATACAACGCTCAACGGCGTGGATAGGGTACTTGCTGCGACTACGGGAACGGCCAATGCCGCGACGCAAGCCATCGGTACAGCCCAATCAACCATCGCCTCCGCCCAGCCTCTCCTGGGCCAACTGACGGCCACGGCGAAGGATGCAGACATTGTAATCAGCAACCCTCAGATCGGTTTGACCTTGGCAGATATCCAAAAGTCGATGGCCAGCACCGCCAGCGTCACCGCGGACACGGCCAAGGTCACGCATCACTTCGAGCAGATCATCGACACCCCAAAGAAGCGCACCTTCTGGGGTACAGTAAAGCAAGGATGGCAGGTAATCTGGCAGTTAGGGATGCTGGCAAAGTAGACTCCGGAGGCCGACAATGCCAATGAAGCCGGGCAGTGACAGAGAAACGATCAGCGCGAATATCCGCGAGGCGCACACAGGTCCGCAGTACGCCAGGACCAAGCGGAAGTTCGGCAAGAAGACCGCGCAGCGCCAGGCGGTAGCCGCCGCGCTCAACACAGCACGCAAGTCCAAGAAGAGGAAACCATGGCGAAAAGCAGCAACGAAGCGCAAACCAGTCCGGCGCCGGAGCAGCCGGTAGTCGTCGGAGACGAAGCAATGACGGTCTACGGCATGACCGTAGGCGAACTCATCTCAACCACCCAACAGGACGTGGACCGCCTCTTGGGCCAGATCAAGGACGGCGTAGAGACGATTGCCGCGCGCGATGCCGAGATCTTGCGTCTCACCGCCGCGCTCGATGAAGCCAAGAAGCCGAAGGTGTTCACCGATGCCGAGGTGCAGGCGGCCGTCAAGCTGGGACCCCAAGGGCTCAAGAAGTTGCCCAACGGGGATATCTCCGTGCGCGTGACCGTGCCCGAAGAAGCGGCCCTGCCGTTACTGTCCTGGGCGGATAGCGCAGGGGAGGATGCGGAGATGTATATCCAGAAGACTCTCGCGGAAGCCTTGGTGGCTTACACTTGCTCGTAAAGAGGGGTGATTGATGACTCAGGCAAATCGATGGTCCATTGGGACGCTCTACCCGTCGCCGGGAGGTCGCGGCGGGTTCTGGACTCAGGCTGTTCCGGGAGGCATTGTCGAGCCGCAACAGGCTACAGGAGTCGATTATTTCTCAACACACCCTTTTAGCGAACTCAGCGGCGTTATGAGCAGTCCGTGCGGCCATAGCTTGAATGCGCCGCTGATTCAGAGAGAGTATGACTACACTACCAATGAGTCAGTGGCGCTCGTTTGTTGTGAGCTATGTGGCTATGTGGCGTGGTCAATCAGCCCCTTCGAGGCAGCTCTAAACACGGTTCAGCTTCCGTATTTGGTGGTTTGATCCTAGTGTGCCTTCCTGTGCTTGACCTACCTAATTTGTTTTTCCTTAGAACGGCATACACGCGCCACTGAGTCACCCCCATAATGTCAGCTATGTCTGGTCGAGCACTATAATGCGTTCGGACAGCTTTTGCCACTCCTCTTCTGTGAGAAGGTGGATGTTGTCAACGCAGGCGGCATCCGATGCAGGTACGTATAGACACTCGGCTGTACAGACCGTTTCTCCTACGCCACAAGTGTTGGCGCAGTGCCCTGCTGTGGCTTCCCTGTGCTTATATTTACTGCACACCGTAGGAGTAGTCGGTGGTCCAGATGCTGTAGAGAGCGCGCTTTGTTGTGTCCATTGCGCCGGCATATCAGGCTTGACCGTCTGCCCCGTTGCGATACTGGCCATTGCCAGTGCAAAAACTGCGACTGCTAACTTCATGGATTCCTCTCTCCCTTTTACACTTCCTCAAATTGGTTGGGCGCATACTCGCGCATGACGTACCAAGTGCCGTTATAGCACGACTCCACGTGGCACGGGCAGCCGGTGACGCGCTCGGTTAATTCCGAAACCGCGTTCGCCAAGACCTCGGACCGGATCCCCTTGTTCCTCTCCCTGAAAGGTTCTCGCCTCACTTCTTCCTCCATAGATCCCAAGTTACGCGGGTGAGGCTCACGAGTCCGATCAGGATCGGCAGCCAGATCAAGTCCGACCATGAAAGGCTAGTCATGGGGGCCGCCATTCAGAGTACTCCCGAGCCTCTTCTCCAGATCCAAGGCGACTATGACCGTCTGCCCGGTATTGAGTCTGGCGCACTCGATTTCAATCTCGCCAATCTTCAGTGTTCCCTCGTGCGTGGCGTAGGGTAGCCCTCCGGCCTTGTACGCATCTTCGCGTGTGCTGATTTCGTCGGGAGAAAGTTCTTTCCAGTCAACTGATTCAAGCGCAGTTTCAATTGGTGTTGGCATTGCCGCCCTCCAGTTTCTTAGTCTCAAATGAGACTGGTTTTCCACCCAACTCCTTGACCTGCTGAGTAAGCGCCTTGATCTCTCGCGTCTGGTGCGTGGCGAAGTAGAGCGCCTTGCGCGCGCATCCGGGGCAGGAGGCGATGAAGTAGGTGTGCCCACAGGCCGGACCCTGCGCAACAAGATTCTTGACCGTCTGGCCCACAAACCTCTGGTCGTTGCGGTCCATGCCGGGAGTGGCCCGGCCGAGGTACACGAGATCCATGGCAGAGTAGACGGCCGGCGGCATTGGGTGGTGTTTCATCCACGTCTTATGGCGAAGATGCTTCTTCCATGGCCAGTGCCAGGCGATATCTATGCCGGTTTGATACGTGTTCGGCCATGCCTTAAAGTCCATCGGGCAGAAGTACCAGAAAAGGCATACAACCACCCATGGGCAAGCACAGCGCACCTTCAGATGCGGGATATCGACGGACTTCTCAAACCGGAACTGTGACCGGAACCCGTACCACCACCACTTCAAACTGCTAGTTCTCATGCTTCCCTTCCTGATCTACAATTGAGTCGTGCTCAACCTGAACGCATTCCGCGTCCTCTCGGACAAAGACCGGCTATCGCCTGGAGCCCTACGCCTGTTTATGGGGCTGATGCTGCATTTTGATCTGACCCACTTTCGCTCCCTGCCGCGGCATCGGATTGATAGGGTCGCGGGTAATCCGAGGATGAATCTGGAGTGGCTTGACCAGATTCTGGAAGCTGGACTGCTGGTGGAGGGTCCGGTCGTGAAAGAAAGGCTGACAGACGTAGACTATGGGCCGGTGATGAAGATGCTTCCGACATACAAGCTGAATCCAGATCACATTCTAAACAGAGAGCAACATCGGCAGTGGTATCAAGAGGTTGAGGATGAGCGCCAGCGGCAGGGAATAATGCCGATGATGAACATGCAGAAGTTGGCGGAACTGACTCAGGCGGACATTCGGAAGCGGAAGGCGCGGAGGAGGAAAGCGGTTCTTTATGAGAAAAAAAGGTATCTAGAAGAACGTGCGCGTGCGCTCGGCCGCACACCGGAAGAACATCTTCGTCTTCTCGCGCAATCTCGTCGTTCCATCCGCGAAGACTGTATTCGGCGACTCCAGAAGCCGCCAGAACCCAGACCAGATACCAGCCATTGACGGCCTTTTTCTCGATCTCACAAACAGCACAGTTGTAGGTGATTTTCCCGGCCATGGTTAGCCTCTCTCCGAGCAGCGGGCCTTAGCCCTGCGCTGCGCTCTGCGGACACGGGCCTGTGATCGGCGTCGGTCACTGCGCGTATAGTCGTTGCGGAACTTCGGGAAATGGGTCTTGAGCATCTTGCCTTACCTTTCAGTGCAGATTATACCTCAACGCTTGCAGAAATCTAATCCCAATTGAGACTAGGTATTCCCGCCGAGTTTGCCAGCGGCCCACAACTGCCGGAGCTTGTAGAATTTCTCTTCCATCTGTTCGTCACTGGCTCCGAGCTTAACGGCCCAGGCGCGCGACACATAGGCGTCACCGATCGCGCCGCGGCCTTGCAGGGCCAATCGGTAATCGATCATGCTGACCCTGATAGCCGTGTGGAGCTGGAGCGGGTTGGATTCCATCTCTGCTACCACCCTCTTGGCAATTTCTCGAACGTGTTCCATCAGCGCACCGCCTTATCGAAGCATCCGGCTTCGTAGAGGCAACAGAGAACGCCCACGACAATCACAACGATCAAAAGGCAATTGCCTGCGATGAACACCCAGCGATTGGGGCGCGGTTCCTCCTGGTGGATGGTGACCGGCTCCTGATTCTCTTCGGCGTCTCCCGGTCGGCGGCGCCATGATGCATTCGGTGTGGTCATAGTACCCTCGTACCAAAAAACAGGTTGTAGGTGTAGACGACAACGACGGCGGCGAGAAAGATCAGTTCAGGGGCGGATAGAGCCAAAAGCAACTTCACGGTGTTCCCTTTCTGGTGGTTCGGTGTTGGTACCGTAGCGGTGAATCGCGACGTTACCTACCTAAAAGCTCATCAGGAACATTGAAGAAACCGAGAGCACCCTTGAATGGGATAGGATTCTCGAATATCACTGGATCGCGCAAGACAAAGCCCCACTCGCCGACAAAGAACGAGCTCGGATGGCTGCGCACACAGTCCACAATTGTGACCTTGCCAACGATGCATCCAGACTTCTCTTGCATCTCTTCTTTCGGCCAATCGCTAGGGAAATCAAGCCCATCGTCTTCGGCCCTGTCCAGGACATCGTTCCAGTCGCCAAGAACATCTACATCCTTCCAGAACTTGCTTGCATGGAGGAGTACAGGTCCACGGAAGTTGGTGTACCAATCTCGGTTTTCAATAGGTTTCCCGTGGAGTATTGCCCACCACCACGGCGCTCTTACGCTCAAAGCTTTCATCAAGATCCTTCTTTCTCTTGGCACCGTAGTGCCTATTCAACGACGGTGCCGCCGGTTGAAATCATTTTAGTACCTCAAGAACTGCGCAGACATAAAATCTTCATCCTGCCGCGCTGCCCTAAACTCTCGCGCCGACTGTGCGCCGCACGTCTCTCCCGAACAATCCATAGATCGACTAGCGGGCCAGTACCAGGCCGTTTCGCCGACTGCAATAGGCCGGAGGCACACGCCGCATTTGCAAGCATACTTGACCGTTACGTAATGCGGGTCAACGCTATAGCTTCGTTTGCGCATGAAATCTCCTTTCGAGGCGGCGCCGGAGCGCGTAACGGATGAGGTAAAACATCCGGGCTAGCAAATCCCGTGCCGTCTCTTTGCGTCTTCCTTCGACGTGCCGAAAATGGTGATGGTCTTCGCCGGCAGAACCTGGCCGACCAGCACCGGCTTACGGAGACCAATTGCGACCTCGTATGTGGTTGGGATATCGGCCACGCGGATCTGATAGGCGTTTAACCCGGCCTGCGTTGGCTGTGGGGCTTCCCCAGCCCGTTTGGCTGCCCAGCGTTCCCGGTTGCGTTCGATGGCGGCTTGTAGGCTCATTGGTTTCTCTCCTTGGGTAATTTGTAAATTCCTCGGTCGCGCCATGCTTATCAAGCTGAGGGCTTACCCTTGCGGCCTTGTGGCAGGTTTCCGGCCTGCCCTGAGCGGCTTTCCCGCTCCCGTTCCATAACTCCTCCCGTGGGATGTGTCCCGGTTTGGTTCTCGTTCTCGTGTACTCGTGCCCGGTCCAGGGGTGCTACTTCTGCCTTTCGGCTACCGCCTATTTTGGTTGGGTTTATCCGCCCTCGCGGTGGCTGGGCGGGGCTCGTGCGTGTTGCGTCATGGTTGCCTCTTCTATAAGCCGTAGCCGGAGCCGTCGCCGGAGCCGTCGCCGCCGTCGCCGTCGCCGTAGCCGGAGCCGTCGCCGGAGCCGTCGCCGCCGTCGCCGTAGCCGGAGCCGTCGCCGGAGCCGTAGCCGGGGCCGTAGCCGTAGCCGTAGCCGTAGCCGTAGCCGGAGCCGTCGCCGGAGCCGTCGCCGCCGTCGCCGTCGCCGTAGCCGGAGCCGTCAAGGGTTAAAGTTTTGAATTCCATGCTTCCCCCTCAACCTCCACCAGCGCGATGAGGGCCTTGCGGCTGATCTTGATGTTCCCTGTTGCGTCTGTCTTGGTGCTGGCAAGCGGACCTTTTACGAGTTCGCCTAGGCCCTTGGTTGTTCCCCATACGCGCAGGTTTAGGGCATCGCGCACATAGACCCATTCCGAGTCGGTCTTGACGCGGCCAACGTAGACGAAACCACGATCAGCAATCACTATCTGAATGCCGTGATCGACTACGGGCGATGCTGGGGCGGTCGCCACGCTGCCAAACATGGCCGCGAGTTGCTTGGCTTCGCCAATGGTCAATTCTTCGATGTTCACGGTTTTTCCCTTCGGCTAGATTTCCGCTCTAGCCTGCGGCTGGTGGTGTGAATTCTGATCAGTTGGCCCGGTCAGAGGCGGCGAATTCCCGGTTGAGCCTGGCGGCCTCTTTCTGCCACGCGCTGATTGACTTTTCGCCTATCGAGACCGAACCGCCTTCAGGTGTCGGCAGTTCCCCAACGTAGCCGCGCATATTAAACCAGAGCTGTCCCCGGTCGCCCGGTATCCGCACATCGTAGAAAATCACGTCATAGCGCGGTGTGGTCTCGCAGCACGCGCAACCGCGGCGCGTCTCAACCAGTTCCAGGGCCTTGCCTTTTCGCTTGGTGATGGTCATCCCTTGCCGTTCCTTTCTGGTGGTTCGGCCGGATTCCGCCGGCCTCGGGAAGCTATTTGTTGATGACGACGAGGCGCGTGCTTACGCCAGTCCCGCTGGCCTTGAAAGATCCATCGGGAAGTTTTTCCCGTGTGGCGTTTACCTCTTCAAGCCATGCGCGAAAGTCGGCGCTCTTGCGGTCTGAGCGGAATTCGAAGCTAGGGCTCAAGACAGAAACGAGAATGCCGCGCGGGGCTAGTAGGCTGTATGCGTGGCGGATGTGGTCTAGGTCTTGCTGCCGCTCAAACGGCGGGTTCATGACGATGCGGTCATACTGGCCCAACTCGGAGCGTGAAAGCTGCATGAAGTCTTGTCCTACCAACTTGTATCCCTTCAGCTCCAGGAGTTCACGCAACTTAAAAACAGGCTCGATTACTTCCAAGATGACGCCTGGGACCGCCGCTCTCACGCCGTCGGCAATGTGCCCGCTGCCGGCTTCGGGCTCCAGTACCGTCAAGCCGTCCTCTAGCCGCGCCCGGTCAAGCATGACAGCGACAACGGCGGCAGGCGTGGGGAAGTATCCGGGAAAATCGGATAGTTTGATTTCTGCTTCCAGTGTGGCAATCTTCCGCAGGCGTTCGCGCTCTGCCCTCTGTTCTGGGTCGCCTTCAATCATTCCTTGCAGCACCCGCGCCGCTGGCGTCTTCTCGGCGTAGTCGTCGGACTCGATGCAAGAATAAAATCCTCCCTTGCTGCCGTCGATGGATTTACGAACCATTGCGCCGATCTGGTCCCGCGTCTTCAATCCTGCCAGTTCTGCGGGAATCTTCCCGGATTCGTGGGCATCGGCCAGCACTCGCAGGGCTTTCTGTGTCCGCTCCATGTTCCGGCAATCGTGCAGACGGCTCTGATATTCCTTATTGCGCTTGGGTGTGGGATTCTGGGTCATCTCCCGGCCTGCGTGGTCAATCTTCGGCTGTAGAGCGTCGGCCAGGGTGCGAAACTTGGCAGCAATGGAAGCCGCCGGAGAAAAGACAGGCGCGGCGGGTTTCTCTCCCGCCTCCTGCCCGCCTTCCGTGCTGGCCCCGCCGAGGGACTGTGTAAACTGCCGCGCCGATTCGCTGCGCTTGGCGTACCAGCACGACGAGAACCGCGACCAGCGCCAGCCGTTCGCCTTCAGGGAGTCCAGAACCTCGGCAGAAGGCTTCGAGGAGAAACGAATTTCTATGCCGTTCTTCTCGTCGTTCTCGGTGACGGTCACGCCTTCGACCTGTACCGTCTTGCGCGTGTCTGGTGGCGTCTGGTCCTGTCCGTAACCCTTAAACGTGTCCAGCGTCTTTGCGTCATGGTAGGGGTGCTCGAAAGTGATTTCCCAGTGTGCGCGCTGTGCGTTCGCGCGGATCCCCTGAAGGTCGGCCGGAAGTTCGAAGCCTTCCGTGGCCTCCAGGTAGTTTCCATGGCCCATGCTGTATTTTTCAGTGTGCCATCCAAATTCCACATCTGCCAGCAATTCAGCGCCACGGCGCGCCAGGCGTTCGGTTTCTGCCTGCTTCGGGACAACCAGCAACGCGAACGATTGAGACAGACTCGCGTGCCGGTCGAAATAATCGCTCATCGTGTCGGAATTGTCGAAGCAAACTCGCGCAACAACGGCCATCTGTCCAGGCTGTACGGTGATTTTCTCGCCGCTGCCGTAGTGGGCCACAAAAGCGGCCGAAGCCTGCGCAGCCTTGAGCTTTCCTTCTTCTTGCCTGCGCTGTTGTTCGGCCCTGCGTACTGCTTCGGCGTCTGGGGTGGTGCGCTCGTCATGTACGGGGCGATTCTGTTGCAAAATGATCGTCTCAGCCTTTACGGCTTCGATAATCTCGTTTACATTCTTCGCGGTGACCGTCCACCCGAAACGCGCGCCGATGGCCTCTTGTGCCGCTGTAACGTCCGCGCGCTTTGCGTTACTGCCGCACAGAACTGACAGCACGGAGGAACGCTCAGACTGACCGGCAACGCCGGTTAGTTCAACAAAGGTATTGTGCTCCCAGTTAAGCGCGTTCCACGCTTCGTTAAACCGCTTGCACTGGATCTTTCCCGCGCTGGTGTTTTCCCATTTTTGCATGGTGGTTCGTCCCTTTCCTTGCCTTGCATCTCCATATATACAAAATTGGAGGCGAATTGTCAACCGTTAAATTGAAAATCAGAGAACAAAATCCCAGTCTCATATGAGACTAGAACAGGACCAGCATAGAGAGGGCAACGGCAAAGGCGAACCAGATGAGGCGGGAACGGTCGGCGCGTGCGTCTGGTGTGTCACTGGTGGCGCTCGCCTTGCCTGTGACGATGGCGAACGGGTAAGGGTGAGCGCGTTCGAACTCTACTTGCTCGATATCTGGGCGATGCTGCCAAGCTGCCTCTTGATGTGTCACGCTCGCCCCCTGCTAAACCTCGTAAAGATTCCGGCGACTACGACGAGAGGAAAAAGCACAACCGCGCAAGTAACGATAGCGGCGCAGAAGTAAAGGCGAGCGGCCAGCCCGGCCAGGTGCAAAAGAGTTTTCATTTTAGAACGCTCCCGCTGTGGTTGGGAATCCGTAACCACTATAGCCTAGTTCCTGCTTGGCGTCTCGTGGAGTTTTGCCGGCCTCGCGCTGCTCCCGGATCCACTCTCGGGCGGCGAAGGCGGCCGCGCGCCGGTCGGACCCGTCCTTGTAGCCCTCGGACACATCGCCTTGTAGTGTGGGCGTGCGGTAAACTTCTCCCAGGTTGCCGTAAAAGACGCAGGCGAAGGCGCCGCGCTGGCCTCTCTGATACGTGCGAATCTTGTAACCGTGTCTCATGCTTTCCTGTCCTTTCCGGCCCGAATGGCGCCGCCAAAACCCCCGTCACAGACTAGAGGCTTTGGCGGAGTCACCCCCGCCCGCTGTTATTCGTCGATGCTCCAGTGTCCAACCTTGTTCCCGTTGGCGTCGTAGATTCTCCCCGCGTTGTCTTCTACCTCCTCGTGCGTGCGCGCAAAGGCGGAGAAGATGCGCCGTACAGAAGAGGCGATATCTGCATAGGAAAGCATTGCCTCGTTCCCCATTTCGATCTCTAGCGTGAACTTCATTTTTTGCCGTGCCTTTCTGCCGGAAAATCCGGCTGGTGCTAAAACAGTGTGGGATTGTCGCCTTGACCGAAAAACAGAGGCGAACTCCGTTCCATCCGGCCCGCCTTGGCGCTTACATCGGCTTTTGGCGTGCGCATGAGTGCCGTCAGATCCTCCGCCAGGGCGAGCCCAGCAGCCGCGGCCCGGTCATCGTCTACCGTTTCGCAGCCTGCCAAGGTCAGGACGTGCGCAACGTCGCCCGCGTGCCGATCGCATAGGACGCAGCGCCCGGTTACAGCGGAGATCGCGAAAGAGTGGGATTTCATCGTGATAGCCTTTCAGTATTGGCGAATGGTTGGATCAAGCAGCGAAAGAGCGCACGTTAAAGCGTGGATACCGCACTTTGATTGTGGCACCTTGCGCCCTGTGGCCAACTGCATGATAGTTTGACGGTGAGCGGCCATTGATGGACCAGTAAGGCCAAAAATGCGCTTCTGACCGTCTTTAAATGCCTGAACGGCTAAATTTTGCTCGTGTGTCATCCCTTGCCGCCTTTCTCCGCCTCTTCCCGCATATCTGCCCGAATCCCGTCCATTAGGTCAATCGCAGCCAAGTCCCCGCGACGGCTGGCGATAGTGTCTACCAGATGTAGCGTGTGGTAAAGATGATCAGCCGCCCGCATGAGCACAACCCGCGCGGCCTCTCCGTTCTGGTGCCGCTCCAACAGTTCAACGCTGTACGGCAATCCCATCTTCATACCTCTTCCCCCTCGGTCACCTGCTCAAAGCAAAAATCTCCGACGGAGCAATCACAGACTGACCACTGTGCCCCGCTCGGAAGGTGCTCAGCCCACCACTGACCATGCTCAAAGAAAGTCGTGAACTCCGCAATGCGGCGCGCGCGATTCACGAGTTGTGCGCGGATCGCCTTGAATATAAGGGCTTCAACTGCGCTCGTGTTCGTCTCAGTCTTCAACATACAACCCCCTCAGAATAACGAAAGCTGTGCACGCTCAACCGCACACACAGGCTCAACCTCGGCCACTTCCACAACGGCAACCGGCCGAACCGCGCCACCGTCAAACAAAACCCGATTGTTCCGGCTCCACTCCATCCGCTCACAATGCGCGCACAGAAACCGAAACGATCCGTCAGAATTGAACGCCGACGCCAGAACAAACCGCTCTCGCCGCCCGCACCGCTGGCAAATCCCTCTCGTATTATTTGAGCACGCTTGCATAAGGGTTTTCCGTTCTGACCGCCTGTTGTCTCGGTGAACCGCTATCTAACCCACCAAGCGGAGTACAGGTATCCGTCTCCAGGAGCAACACCCCAAGCCCACCGCACTTTATTCTCTGCGGTGTCCTTAATTGTCCTGTGTCCATGGTGGCCATTATTTATCCGAAGGGCCTTCAGTCGGGGAGAGCGAGCCGACAAAGTAGCTGCCGCGTCCATCCTCATCCACTGATCAGCGCGATCCGATTGATACTGAAACACCTCTATACCAATCGCAAACGTTGCCAATATAGACACCGCCGCGAAGTTAAACAGCCGCAAAGTCTTCTCTTGTGTGGGAGTCTTATCCATTTCCTTGCCTTGCCTTTCTGTGTTGCGCTAAATCCTTAAATGATGTTGTCTACTTATAGCCTGCGACATAATAGCGTGTCAACTACTTTCTCAACTATTTTTAGTACACCCCTCGCAACCTCACACACCACGACTACCGCGCACAGCACACACTCTATGCGCCAACCACTCGCCCGACAACGATCCTTATATATGCCAGCCACACCGCAAGCCCAGGGAGCCACAACGCGAAACCGGGGAGAAAACTAAAAGCGCAACGGCAACGCGCTATCTGTGCGAGAAAATACCCAAACGTGCAATAAAAACGCGCGGCTTAGTGATATACCGCCTAAACCGCGCCCACAGCAAGGTTATTCCTCTCCAGGGACATTGCCCGTGTCTGGGTCGCGCAGCATCATCCGCTCACGATGCCAAGCCGGGCAGCAATCACACGGCCCAGGATTCTCCCGGATGTATGCCTGAACCCGCTCGATGCACGCCTTGCATGTGCAGATAGCAGGCTCCAGCACAAGGTTTCCTACCTGCATGATGATCGGGCCAACATGGAAAGCCTTGTGAATCTCCTCCAGGGTCAGGTCAAACCACTCTCCATGAACGCGCCGAGACTTGAATAATTCATGCAGCCGCTCTTCAAAGAACCATCCAAGCCCCCGCTTACACATCATAAGCGCAATAAAATCTAGCGGGTAAGGGCTTTGTCTTGCCAGCGTACTGACTCTCGCGCTAGGGTTATCAGTTGTGCCGATCTTGGCGCGGCCGCACTCGGACCATATGACATAGACATAGCTGCGGTTACGCGCGTGGAAGTCAGTCGTTAAACGGCTCATACGTTGTTTCCTTTCGTGGCCTGTTGATGATGTCGAGGATTGTACCTGTGAGCCGTGGAGGATCGGCGATAGGCTTAGGCGTAGGCGGCTTCGTAGAGCGTAGGCGTGGCCTATCCCAGGCGGCAGAATGACACACTGGGCATTGGCGCGGCTTTCCCTCTACTCTCTTTGTCCATGTAGCGGAGCAACGGAGGCAAACACAATCATGATTCATATATTCATCATAACGCCGCCCTCGCCGCGTGGAGGCTGTTTTTTGCCATAAAGGCCCCTCTAGGAGCCTCTAGGACGCATCGGCAGGACCTCGGAGGTACTACGGCATGGCAGTTTTGGCCTTGAGCCCCGGACTCGTCGCCCGTCCCATCCATTCGTACCAGCGAGCGTGCCTACCCGGTAACCCGGCCAGCCCTCGACCCGTCGCCCGTCCTGCCGGTGAGCGTGCAGGCCGAGGACGCAGCCGCTCGTCTGCTGGCCGTCCTGTCATCCCCTCGCCCTCGACCCGGTGAGAAGTGCCCCCACGGTTGGGCAAGCTGGCTGCAATGCCCTGAGTGCAATCCCAAGCGGTAAGTGCGCAACGCAATGCGCCACGATGCAGGGCGTTTGCGTGGGTCAACCTCCATCCTCTTTGTATGGTCTGAACTAATAGGATGCTCTGAATCGTTGCAACCTATTGATTACACAGCAGATGCGCCACTATATATGATGCGGCGCCCTGCGAAGTGTTTTCCGACCTCCGTCGCCTTGCTGCGCAGCCATCGCCGACCGTCGCCAGCCCTGCCCGCCGGACTCGACCCCTCTCCGGCCACCCTCCCGTCCTTGCCCCGGCCAGGTCTTCCCCCTCTCGCCGCGCCCTCTCTGCGGGGAACGCGACCTCAAGGGGGTGGGCTCGCCCATAGTCGGGCTTCGCCCGACCAACTCTTCATGCATAATTTTCTCAATTTCAAAAAATATCATCCGTTTCATATGTTACAATATTTACAGAGGTTACAGATGAGTGATTTGAATATTCGGAAAGTCCCGGATGATTTGATCCGTGCTTTGAAAATCGAGGCTGCTGAAAATGGGAAGACTCTTCGCGATGTTTGTATTGAGCGCCTTGAGCGTGTTTTTCAACGTGGCCCATCCGGCAAGGTTTCCACGCCATCGCAGAAGGGTGGCTCGAAGTGCTGAAGGGAGTCATGAGCAAGCGAATAGTGGCGCCTGACGAGATGGTCCATGCGGCGTGGGTTGCGTGGGGGGAACCAGACTGCGCGGGGGTACGAGACGTTGTGGAGGCTGCGCTCTTGTGGTTGTCGGAGAATCCGACTTCTCCCAATGAAGATCAGACGGAGGCAATCAGGGGTTCTTTCCTTGCGCAACAAGACGTGACAGAGTTGATTGAGTTCACTGTTCTGGAGTGGCAGCGCCGGATGTTCCTCGCGCCCGAGCCGGAAGTTCTGGAGCCAATCAAGGATTTGCTTTGCGGTGGCGGAGATGCGGAAGCATACTTCCGTCCTGACATCTACAATGATCGGATTGTTGAGGCGTACCGCCGTGGGAGGTCCGATGCTAAGTGAAGGCGAGCATATCTGCCCGGTGTGCGGTTTGGTTGTAGAGGGGCTGGAGGCATACGAGGAGCATATGGGCAAGCGGCATGTTCCAGGTACGCGCTGGTCGGAGTTAAAACATAAAGGTTCGGATGATCTGCGAGAGTCGATGCAGAAGGGAGTGAATTCATGAATAAATCGTATTTGGGGTATCTTCCGTTTATTGGGTTTCGGGTATCGGTGGTGGCTATAGTGGTGGGTATTTTCTTGCCGCCTGATTCTCAGAATCCGCACGTGTTGGCTGATCTTTTTCTTTGTGCTTCTGGAGGGATACTATGGGCGATGTCGGACTTGTTTCTGAAGGAGATCAAGTGACCGACTTCGCCTCGATGATCAGCGGTATGGACGCGGAAGCCCGTCAGGAGATGATCGATTCCGCTCAGAAGTTTATGGAACACCGCGGGGATTATGAGACGTGCTTGTTCTGCGGGAAGAACCTGACGGATTTGGTTTGCGATGCGCCGATTGGTTTTGAGATGGCGGGGTACAAGGATCCGGTACTGAAGACCCCGTTCACGAAGGCGGTTGATGGCTATCGATACCTGGATAGCAAGTCGGAGATGTTCACTTGCGATTTGCCGGTGTGCTTGAGTTGCAGGACAACTGGTGAGCCTATTTTCTTTTGCGGAGGCACTGAGGAACGATGGTTCCGTGAGTCTTTAGGCGAGGGCTCCCATTTTGATCCATCGGGCGTGTTTGTTCCAGACCTGTGCCCGCTGCATAGAAAGTCATCTAGCCTCGGACCTACTCAACAACGGAACAGAGTCATAACGCGGGACGAGGCAGAAGCATGGAGGAGGCAGGCGCGCATGATGATTGAGGGTGGAAAGATGGAGAAGGTATTGCCGTACCCGCAGGTGGCCGAATGACGGTGCAAGAGGAGATCGACGACTTGCTGAAGGCGCACGGGGCGGTTCTGGACCGAACGAAGAAGCACCACGTTTGGAAGTTCCCTGACGGGCGGACGTTTGTGGCGGCGAGCTCGGCGTCTGATGTGCGGGCGGAGCGGAACCAGTTGGCGACGTTGCGGCAGATGCTCGGGGTGAAGCGGGTGGTGCGGAAGAATCCTGGGCGGTTGGAGAAGAAGGGCGTTGGGCACGCGGCGTATGCGGGGGCTATCCCGGTTCGGCCGGACTGGAAGCAGGTTCTGATGGCGGCGATTGGGCTGGCGGAGCCGGTGGTGGAGAAGTTTGTGCCGGCGCGGTGTTGCTGCGCGGTGGATGTGCGGGTTGTGCCGATGACGCCGGTGTGGTGCATACTGCGGAATTTGGTTGGGTATGGAGGAGACATTCCGCACGACCGCAGATAATTCTCTCGACATTTCAACGGAATCGTGGAACTATATGGGAAGGAGGTACCTGATGAAGACGATAGTGTTCTATGAAGTCCCGAAGTTTCCCGAGTTGAAGTTCTCTGGATGGCGCACGCTTGACGCGCAGGTGCCTCCGGAGCAGGTGCATCGTTTCGTGGATATCCGTCGTGCGTGCCATGTTGGTTGTGGGCAGTGCGGGTTCACGGAGGACTATCCAGTGCATGAGAAGGTGGCATGATGAAGGATCTCAAGTGGTACCGCACACTGGAATCTGTCTGTTTAGCTATTCTGATGGCACTCGGTCTCGTCTGTGTTTTTGGCGGAATACTGGGTCACTCGAAGTAGAGTTTGAGTTCCCCGCAAGGGGAAATACGCAGTGAGCCCTTCGAGGCTAAATCGTTCATCTCTGAGTCCAAAGGATCGTGGCACGGCCGATCACGGAGATGAGGGACGGGTACCAGTCCTAGATTCCGGTGAGACTCCGGCACTGCGTAGATGAGTTCCCTACGGGGAAGATGCGCGGCGTAGCGATACGTCATGTAGACATAGCCGGGGTGGAGTCAGATAGGGTCTACACGTGAGACTCTGGACGGAATCGAGACCGGACCGCGCATCAGCAACACCAAGGAGTTCTAGTGAGCAAGTTTACAGAAGGCAAGCAGCCATGCAGCGACTTCAAACCGCAACGAGACGGCAACGGATATGCGACTTGGGATAACGTGCATGAGTGCTTCGGCCCCTTCGATGATTCAGGACGGCATCGCTGCGGAGGAACCGTTTCGTTCTGTGAGAACTGCTACTTGGACCATCATTCAAATGGGTGGGGTAGATGCCCCGAACCGCTTCAGAAAGATATCGAATGACACTTCTCTACCAAAAGTCGATCGCAGACATCGCGGCCCAGCCGTTGACGCGGGACCAGGAGATGTACGAGCCTACCGAGAGCGAGCGCGAACAGGGCATGTGGGCGGTCGTGGCGGACAAGGTAGACGAGGATGGCGATCCTGAGCCTGGCACGCGGTATCACATCATCCCGACGCATGGGGTCAGCCACCAGATATCGGAGATGTGCTGGTGCGAACCGACACGTCACGAGCACAGCAACGGGCAGCCGTATTCGGTGGTCCATTCAATTTCGCAGTAGACAAGAGGAGAAGTAAATGGCGATTATCGTAAGGCCGTCCGCAAGTCCGACATGCAGTACTTGTGGGTATAAATTATGGACGGAAGTAAAGATGGGGAAAGAAGTAGCAACCCACCCTTTCAGTCCATCATGTCCTGATAGCCACAAGGCGTTTGAAATACCATCCTTCGAGTGCAAGCCTCTCGACGATATTTACGCAAGCGACCAAGTGTAGACGAGGAATCATGGCGAGACGCACGGCACTAATCAAGGCGGCGGCGCGGCAGAACACGCCGTTTGAGGAAGTTGAAATCACGGATGCTATGCGGGCTGCTTATCCGCTTCTCAAGGGATGCACGTACCTGTACAGAAACAGTCGCTGTGAGGTGCAAATCTTCTCGATGGAAACGCCCATCGGCGGTGTGAACATGGTGACGATCATCCGCCACGGCGATGTGGCTACACTGTCCTGGGAGGAAATTCAAAAATCGATTCACGACCTCTTCGGCGACGACGTGACCGCGGTGGAGATTTTCCCGGCGCTCAAGCACGAGTGGCACACGAAGATTGGTCTGCGTGTTCTCTGGATCCTGCCGGCTGGATACGAACTACCCTTCGGCCTTCACGTCAAGGGAGCTTTCGGGAGGAACGATGGCTAAGGGACCAACACCGTACACGGCAGAGGAACTGGTGGCGATGCTGAAGGATCGGCAGGGGAATCTTACCCAGCAGGCGTTTGCGAAGGAACTTCAAATCAGTTTTCAGCTTCTGTCCCAAATCTATAAGGGCGACAGGAGCATTGGGAACGAGAAGATCCTCAGCTACCTGGCGCCGAAAGGTTCCAAGTTCTCGCACCAGGACGTTTGGAACTTGATTAAGGGGTAGACTGTCTGCTTCCTAAGTTTGGGTGGTCGGCTGGCCGGGAAACCGGAGGAAGCCCCGCTATTAAACGGGGACCACCCAATTCAATTAACAACCACGTTGAATAGACACTACAGTGCCCGAAGGGAAGCACCATGAAAGTTGTCTTTCTTGATTTCGATGGCCCGATTATCCCGATGGCCTCGCACCAACCGCCTTACAGGATTCCGGGTAGCGGAGCACAGGCGTTGCCTTGTTGTGTGGACCAACTCAACAAGATCACAGACGCAACGGGAGCCGTCATAGTCGTGAGCAGCACATGGCGTGCAGATGGCCTGATGAAGACCCGAGAACGCTTGCATAAATGGGGAATAAAGGCCGATTGCATAGCGATTACTCCACATATGGACGAGCGCGACCCAAAGAGCGGCCTATGGATTTCGCACCCTCGTGGGCAGGAAATCCAGAAATGGCTCGATGAATACGACCGCGAGGAAGTTGAGGCATTCGTGATTCTCGATGACGATTCAGACATGGAGCATCTGATGCCATATCTCGTGCAGACTCCGTTTGAAACGGGGATTACCGAGGACCACACTGCTCAGGCGGTTGCACTTCTGAACAGGTAACGTCGCGACACGTGCTACGTTACCTGTGAACTAGAATCAGAACAGGAGAAATAGATGATCCAAATCAAGAAGAGTCCCACGGCTGATACACGCACCTGCGACTTTGCAAACACAAGCAAAGACACTTTGCTATCCA